AGATCAATCACGACTTCTCTCCTTTTAGGACACCGCAGCACGTCTGCTGGGCGATTACTTTTCCGATGTGGACGTGCCGCCCGCAAATCTCGGCCGCTGATGGCAGGCCAGCCATGCGTGCGCGAGCGTCGCAGACTTCGCACAGCAGCCGACCGTCTGGCACGCGGTCCAGAAACGTGAATGTCTTGCCGCCGCTCACGCAGTTGCCGCACCAGTAGTGAACGGCCATGTGCGGTTCCGGGTGAATCTTGTAGGTCACAACCTGCATCGGCCGGTGGATCAGCACGCCGCGCGAGTTTTCCATGAACGGCTGGCAGGATGTCCAGACCGACGTGACGCGGTGATCCATCGGGCGCGACGGGCGGCGCAGTGCAAGTTTCACGGCTTCGCGTCCTCGCTCGGAGTGCTTACTTGCCGAGGTTGTAGACAGGCGTCGCGCCGTTCTGGATGAACGTGCAGCCGGTCTTTCCTTCGCCGCACACGTCGCGCTGCATCTTGATCGTCTCCAACTGGATGAACTGCTCGGGCGACAGGTGCATGGCTTCCCGGTAGGCGTTGTCCGCATTGGCCCGCGACTGCTCGGCAGCCATGCGCTTATCCTCGGCCAGCTTCTTCTGCTGCTCGGTCTGGATGCGCTGCTCCTGTGCCGCCGTCTCGATCCGCTGCGACTTCACGCTGTCGGGCGGGTTCGCGCGGCCCAGCGTCATCGTGATGAGCTTCACCGGCAGCGCCTTGTCGGCAATGAACTTGACCACGCCGGCCCGCACTTCCTCGTCGATCTCATCGGAAACGGCAGGATTGAAGGCGACATCGTTCATGTCGCGGCGTTTCACGGCCTGGCGGACCATCGTCTTGAATGGCTCTTCCAGGTTGTTCTTGTACCAGTCCGGCCCGAACCCCTTGATGAGCGCCACGGAGTCCGACACTTGCAGCACCATGATCGCGTGGAAGGCGACCGGGACACCCTTGGCAGTCATCGTGTCCGGCATCTCGACTTCGTACTTCTGCGGCTGCATGTAGACATCGGTCGCCCACGTACTGAACGCGCCCAGCGTCAGGCCGGCTTTCACCGGTTCGTCCATCACGCCGCCGTGGCCGAATACCCACGGCTTGGCGGTCAGAACGACTTCGTGCCCGGCGTCCGGCGACCACGCGCTGCAACCAGCCAACATGACCAGTGTAATCGAAACCAGAAACTTGCTCATCTCTCATTCCCCTTGTTTGACAAAAAAGACTCACCCGTCCCGTTCACGGTGGATTCTTCTACGCGCGCTTGCATGTACGCAATCGCCTGGTCACACAGCGCCACGTCCTCGGCAATCTGCCGCAGCAGCTCCGGGTGCCGGCCGCGCTCGGTGCCTGCCTTGAGGGCCTTCTCCTTGCGCGCCTTCCTCGAGGTGAGCGCTCGGACGATGTGCGCGGCGATCTGGTCAGTGGTGGCGGTCATTGCAAGGCCTCCTGTTGGTTCATTGGGCATCCTTCGGCAGCAGCCGGTACTCCCACGTGCCGCCATCACCGCGGCGCCGGTGCTCCAGCGTGTAGGCGCCGAACTTCTCCTTGCGCAGGTCGCGCAGGCGCGCGCTGACGCTCGCTTCCGGGTAGCCGGTGGCAATCGACGCCTCCGACAGGGTGTGCCACTGGTGATCCTGCATCAGCAGGAGCACGGCCTTTAGCTGCTTGCCCAGGCGCTTGTGGTCGAGGTGCGGTTGATAGGTCGCGCCGTCGAAGTCTTCGAGCCGCTCAACCGGCGTCGTGATGACGTTCGTGACTGGCGGCGGCGCATCAAACAAATCGGGTTGCGGCGGTTTCTGGTGCATAACAATGCCCTACCTATGCTGCTTCATCGGTCCATGCCTTGTCGTTCCCCGGGTGCAGCGTCCACTTGCCGCGATCGACCATGATTAATAACCCTTTCGATTCGCCGGCCAGGAGCTCCGCGAACAGAGTGCCCCGCGGGCCGGGGCGCAGAATCTTGCAAAGCGCGTTATCGAAGTGGCATTGCTGGCAGCGTTTGCCGCTGCCGCTGTGCCGACCACCGCCGCATTGGATGCACTCATGCGTGCGGTTCGGTTGCCACTGCGGTCCGCCGTGCGCAGCGCGTAGCGCGCGCAGGAAGGCGGAGCGGCGCAGCGTCGCAGTGCCGGGGATGGGCATGCGCGTGGGCAGCATCCGCCGCAGCATCGCCTCAGTGAGCTCCTTAGCCATGGAGCACCTGCTGCCCAGCAGCCTGAATGTCGGAGCGCAGCTCCTTGAGCATGCAGCAGTACGGAATGGCGCCGGACCGGCGCACCATGGCCCAGTTGCCGGCGATGGCCAGCAGGCGCACCTCGCGCTCCTCGGTGTGGTACTCCCAGCCATTGGCGCGGCGCGCGCCCAGGCGCGTGTGGACGTGCACGCAGCGTTTGCCGATGGCCAGCCCCACCGGTGGCGGATCGCGCGGCTTCAGCGTGCGCGGCATACCGCCTCCTGCGGGCAACCATCGCCCACATGAGCGGCCACGTAGATCGAGGCCGCGAACAGCGTCAGCCAGGCAAGGAACGCGAGTCGAGTTTTCGTGGATTCGCTCATGTGGGCTCCGGGTTACAGGTCCGGCGTGCCAGCGGACTCGGGCTCCAACGGCCCGGTGTCGGCCAGCGGGGGCGCCGATCGCGCCTCGTCATCGCTGATCGCCTGCAGGGCATCCTTCACCTCCTGCGGCGTCTCGTTGGGCGGCGTCAGCGGGAGCTCGGGCTGGTCCTTGTCCGCCTGGATGGCGTCCATGCCGTTCGTGTACTCGTCGCTGTCGGCCAGCACCAGTTGCACGATCTTGTTGCTGTGGCGGGCCAGCGTCTCGAGGCCCTCGTCGGGCAGCGGGCACGACAGCGCGGCCTTCAGGCCGTCCTTGATGCCCAGTCCGTCGAGCGTCATGGGGAATGACACGAACCCCGCTCCGGCGATGGACAGGGCCGCGCGGCGCACCTCCACGTCCAGCACCAGGCGCAGGTTGTTGATGACGCGCTGCTGGTCGGCCTCGGCCGTCTTGTGCCACGGCTCGCGCAGCTGCTTGATCTGCTCGATGCTGGCCTTCAGCAGGGCGGCGCCCAGCGTGGTGGCAGCCTTGTCGAGCGCCCGCTCGCTGCGGGTTTTCACGGTTCCTTCGGTCACAGTTCTTCTCCTTCGTCGATGGTGGGGGCGGGCGCGGGTTGGGGCGGCGGCGCAGCGGGCGCCTTGGTGGCGCTGCGAGCCTTACGAGCCGCTGTGGGCGGCGTGGAAGCGGGGGGCTGCGAGGGTGCGGCTTCGGCCGGTGCGCTGGCTGGCGCCTGCGGGGCGTCGTTAGGCGCGTGCTTGAGCTCGCCGTCCTCGATGACGAACCCGACCGAGCCCGTGGAGTCCACCTGCTCGATCCAGCACTGGAAGTCGTTGTCCTGCAACATGTCCTCCAGAAGGGCCAGCGACACGTCATCCAGCAGGGAGCCGTCGCGGATGCGCAGCACCCGCAGCTTCGGGTTGGTGCTCATGGCGATCGCCACGGAGGCGCGCAGCTTCTCGGCGTCGGAGGCCTGTTCGAACGGCACCCCGTTCAGCAGCACCTCACCCTCCCCGAAGCTGATGCCCGGCACCGGCATCTTCGCCGCGGCAATCTCGGCCTGCACCTTGGCCGTGCGTTCGGCCATGGTCTCGGTGATCTTCTTGGACTGGGCTTCCAGCGCGTCGGCCTGAGCGATCAGCTGCTCCTTGCGGCCGCGCGCCGCGCGCGCCTGCGCGTTGGCCTCGTTGGTGTCCTGCGCCTGCTCCACCTGCGCGCGGATGGCCGCGAGGTCTTGCTTCGCTGGCAGGGCGCCGGCCGCGCGAATCTTCTCGTAGCCGGCCTTGGCCTCGTCCATCAGCTTCTGGCCCTCGCGCTCCAGCGCATCGGCTTCCTCGCGCAGCTGCGCCGCGCGCGTCACCTTCGCCTCGCCGGCCGCTTCCTTGGCCGCGCACTCGGTTTCGAGGTTCTTGCGGTTGGCCGCGCGCCGGTCGATGGAGGCGTTCAGATCCACCGCGGCCTGGTACTTGGCCATCAGATCCGTCACGTCCACGTCCTCGGGCACGTCCTCGTCCGTGCGCGCCGCCTCGAGGCCGGCCGCTGCGCGCAGCTGGTTGGCCTGCCGGTTCACCTCGGCACGCCGGGCGTAGTCGGAGGCGTTGGCAGCACGCACCGCCTCGAAGTCCACGCGCGGGACGAACTTCGCCAGCTGCTGGAACTGCTCGGCGGGCTTCATGCGCGTGAACTCGAACGGATCAAACGACAGGCTGCCGACGAGACTATCCAGCAGCTGCTGCGGCTTGGGGATGCGCGCCCCCTCGGGCGTCTCCACCTTGAGCTCCGTGCCGCCTGCGGTGAACGTGCGCGTGACCACGAGATCCACGTCCTGGTCGCCCAGCTTGACCACGATGCGCGCCTTGTTGGTGTCGTGGCGCACCGGGTCGCGCGGCGCCACGTTCGCGCCGGCCAGCACCGTCCACAGGGCGTCGAGCGTGCTGCTCTTGCCCTGCGCGTTGCGGCCGGTGATCTGCACCAGCCCCTTTCCGGGGCTGGGCGTGATGCTGATGGCTTTCAGCCGCTTGAAGTTCTCGGCCTGCAGACTGATGACCTTCACAGATCACCTCCAAGCGCCACGCGGCGCGCGTCGTAGGCAGCCTTCACCGCTGGCGGGACGATGCCGCCCAGGCTGTCGTGCATAACGCTCCAGCGCTCATCGAGCACGTCGATGTTCGGGGAGCTGGCGATCTTGTCCAGCAGCGCGGCCTCGCCGGTCAGCGGGGCGGGAGCCGCCTGCTTGTCCTGCGCCGGGGGCGCGGCCTTCCCGCCCTGCCGCTCGGCCAGCTTCTCCTTCACCGTCTCCGTCCGCTGCTGCTGCTCGGCCTGCTCGGGCGATGGCGTCGGCGTGTAGACGCCCTCCACCGCATCCTCCAGGTTGATGCGCTGTCCCGTGGTGTCGGCCGCGTGCTCCAGGTCGAGCGCCAGCGCGAGCTCCACGCTCGCGGGCATGTACTTGAGCACCTGCAGGAGGGGAATCTTGCGGGCGTACATTTCCGGGTGCGCGTAGCTGTAGTGCCGCTTCCCGACCTTGTTGAACCGGTCGCGGTGCTTCCACACCTTGGCGATGGGCCACACCTCGATGACGGCGAATTCCGCTCCGCGCACGCGGCCGACCGCGTACACATGGGTGATCTTGGCCGGATCGTCCTCGCCTTTCGGGATGTGGTGGATGGTCGGGTTGGTGCCGTAGTCGTAGGTGAACTCATCCCCCTCGAACACGGCTCCGGTCCACACGGAGGCGCGTCCGCTCCGCTGCGCGAGATCCACGAGGCCCTTCCAGCCGGGAACGAACTGACAGGCGCCGTTGTACGGGATCAGGTAGCCCTGTCCCATGATGCCGGGCTCCAGCCCCATCTGGCTGGCGATGACCACGGAGGCGAATACCGTCCGTGGGTCGCACTCCAGCAGGGCCCGGTTCTTGTTGAACTCGGTGAGCGCGATACGGCCCATGCGATCCGGGTTCAAGTGCTTGGGCAGCGCGAGGGCCACCTGCTTCTTCAGCTGCTCGATCATGCCGGGGAATGACTTGTCGGTGGGCTTGGCGACCACCGCTGCGTTCTGTACGGTCTGGTTCATGTGTGTGCGTTAGCTCCTTGCGTTGAAGTCGGTTATTTCTTGCTGGCGCCGGGCGCGTTGACGAGCCGATAGTCCCAGTAGCTGCTGGCCTCCACGGTGTAGGCGTCCTTCTCGATCAGCTTGCGGCGCAGGGCCTTGCCGTCGCTGAACGTGACCATGGCGCCGCCGCCGATGCGCGCGGCCAGCTTGGCTTTCTCGGCCTTCGCCAGTTCGTCGTAGAACTTGGTCTGTGCTTGCGCGGCCTGCCACTGCGCGTAGGCTTCCTCGTCCTGCGTGGTGGCATTGAGGATATCGCCCGTTGTCTGCGGGTACATGCGCGCCAGCACCTTCATGGTGTCCTCGCGCTGGGTGTCGATGGCGGGCGGCGTGCGCGCCTTCACGTTGCGCCAGAATGAATCCTCCGCCGCTGCGATCGCCTGCTGCAGGCCCTTGTCGGCGCGGATGTGGTAGATGCGCAGCTCGTTGCCGCCCACGAGCACAGCGAGGTCGGTCAGGTCCGCGCCCAGGACGAACATGTTGTGCTGACACTGGATGAGATACCGCTCCGGCACCTCGTCGGAGCCTTCCTCCCCGAACTCATCCCCGAAGCGGCTGCACTTGCCCTCGTAAATCTTGCTGTCCCCGATCACGCCGTCCGGGTGGCAGCCCATGAACGACAGGCTCGGGTGGCGGATCGTCTCCTCCGGCAGCCGCACCACGTTGCCGGTGCGCTCGGCGTACTGCTGGCGGATGATCGGCTCCAGCAGCTTGCCCCACAGGGTCGCCTCGTTGCCCTCGAAGGGTGGCGCCTCCCCGATCTTCTCCTGCCACACGTCGAACGCGGGCCGGTACTTGTCGAGGCCGATGGCCGCGGCAGCTTCGCTGCCACCGATGAAGTTACGGCGCTCGGCCTGCTGCTCGGGCGTGAAACTCTTGATCGTGTCGATAACTGCGCTCACAGAATCCTCCTTCAGCGACGGTCGCCGCCGTTCTTCCACCAATGACGAATGCTCGCGGCGGTCGGCCGCTTCTCTCGAATGATCTGCACCACGCGCTGCGCCTGCTCGATGCTCATGGCCGCGATGTGGCAGTCGGCGCGGTTCTCGTAGCCCATCTGGTCGGCCAACCAGGCGTAGGCGCGCGTGCGTGCCACGCTGTGCACCTTCTTCGTGAGCACGCCCTCGTACACCGACATGAGGTGCTTCCACAGCGGATCGAATGCGGCGTGCGCCGCCTGCCGCGCAGCGCGCGTTGGGGCGTTGGCGAGCGTGCCCAGCGGCTTGCCGGTGTCCCGATGCGTGCCCACGTAGGCGTCGCAGGGCGTGCAGGCGAAGAACCCGCGCCCCCACAGGTCGGGCCGGTGCGGGTAAATCTCGCGGCCCGTGGCCGGGTGCGAAGGCTTCCCGCAGTACGGGCAGGCGGGTGCTTCGATGACGTTCACTGCCCTCGCTCCTGTCGCGCGCGCCGCCGCTTGCGGCGCTGGTAGCGGTTGTTGACGTACATGGAACCGACGAACAGGAGCCCGATGCCCGCGAACGTCAGCAGCGCCGGCAGGATCACATGCGCGCCAGGGCGGCATTCACCTCGTCCAGGCGGGCCGCGAGGTCGAGGGCTTCGCGCTCGGCGCGCTCCGCCTGCCCGCGTGCCGTGGCTTCCTGCGCCCGCGCGTTGTGCGCGCGAGACTGGAGCGCCAGCAGCTGGCAGTACATGGCGGACTGCCGCTGACGCAGCTCCTCGATGCGCGCGCTGCGCGGCTCTGGGATGCGTGCAATGGCCGCGATCATTCCCAGTCTCCTTCGTCCGGCGCCGACAAGCTGCTCTCGCATTCCTCGCGGATGCGCGTCTGCACGTCCTCGGGCAGTTCCTCGTGGTTGACGCGGTGATAGTTACCCACGCCGCAGCCGTGCTCGTTCTCGGGCCGGATACGCACGTCGGTCACGTTCACGTCCCAGCCCTCCACAATGCCCACGTCCGGCTCGGAATCGACGTGCGTGGCGTTGAACTCCACACACGCATCCCACTTCGCGCCAAACAGGGTGATGGTCAGCTCACAGGATTCGGCGGATCGGTTCATCGCTTGCCCTCCTTTCTCGGTCGGTTGTAGTGGCCCTGGGCGTTGCGCAGCGCGCCGTCCACGGACTTGATTGCCCGGTTTACCGCGACGGCAGCGTTGTGCGCGCCAGCCTCGCGGAGCATGACGCGCGCGTTGCGCAGCAGATCGCTCGCGCGGCCGATGTGCCACACGTCCAGCCCCTTGACCGGGCGCCCGCGCTGGCGCTGGCCGCTCATTCTTCCTCCTCGATGGTCTCGCCATCTTCGATGAGGTTGCGGTAGCCATCGCCACCGCCCGCCGACCAGCCGCAGTAGCAGTTGCTCAGCCCCTTGTGGTTGCCGCAGCGCTCGCACGTGTCGGCCCCGCAGTAGCGGCTGAACTCGAACGGCGCGCCGCAGCTGCACTTGCCTCGGTCGATGGGTGGCGGCATCGGAAGATCGTCTTTCATACGTCACCACACAGGCCGCACTTCGTGCACAGGATCGGTCGGCCGCTTTCATCGGCCTCGCCCTCGGTCTGGTCCCACTCGTGGCGGCACAGGTACTGCTGCACGGTCACGCCGGCAGCGGCAGCCGCTTCCATATCGGCAATCTCCAGTCCCTCCGTCAGGTCGTTACCCTCATCGTCCTCGATGGCGAACCACTCGGTTTCGCCCTCCTGTTCGATGCTGTGGTTTTCCACATGGGCATTGGGCTCGTCGTCTGCGTAGCGGATCGCCTCGGCCCGCGCCGATTCCATCGTCGAGGCTTCCACGGTCACGCTGAACCGCTCGATCTGCGTGCGCTTGAGAAACACGGTGTAGTTCGGCATGTCAGCCACCTCCGAACGTGGTGGGCGACAGGATCAGGGCCAGCCCCACCGCGTACAGCAGCAGCAGGCCCGTCATGATCAGCCACAGCAGGCGCGTACCCTTCTCTGCTTCCAGTTCCGCCTGGGTGGGCTTTGGCGGGGATTGGCGGCGGTCGGGCTCGAAGGCGCTCACAGTGCACCTCCGGCGCGGCGCACGCGGATCTCGGCCATGACGCGCTCGTCCTCGTCGGTGAACGGGTAGGCGGCAGCCACGGCCGCGTACTTGGAGTCGCTGCCCTTGAAGGCGCCGAACACCTGCCGCGCGCAGGCCAGTTGCTCGCGCGTGAAATGGTCGGGGTAGGCCAGCGCCACGATGGCCCAGTCGCAATCTTCCTCGTAGCTGTTCCCGCCCGCGAAGGTCTGGAAGTCGCGCAGCACGGGCGGCATGCGGTCGCGGCGCTGCTGGCTGATGATGAATCCGCCGTGGCTCGGTGTGAACACGCGCCAGATTCCAGGCGCAATCTCGTCACACTCATCGGGCCGCCCCCATGGGCTGTACGTCGGGCGCGAGGTGGGTGCGAACAGGGTGGGCTGTACCTCTGGCACAGGAGATTCCTCGGTGCCACGGGCGAAGTTGGTGGTGTTGGTCATGGTGTGATCCTCCGTCATGTGTTGCGGTTGTTGCGTTCGTAGTCGATGCGGTCGGCTTCCTCGGCGATATCCCACCGCACGAGGAAGGTCTTGAGGTACTCGATGTGGTCGCGCCGCTGCGGGAACTCGCACACCAGCTCGTGTAGCAGTTCATCCGCGGACAGCCACGGCAGGTTGTGGCGCTCACAGTAGGCTTTCAGGTCGTTGCACAACACGTCGGTGCGGGTGATGGTGGGCAGCTGGCGCGCCCTGATGGCTTTGCGATGGATCGTCCAGCGAGCTGCCACGTGGCCCAGCGCGCAGCCGGCGAGGGCGGCGGCGATCGTGGTGATGGCGCTCACAGCCCACGCTCCATGAGGCGCAGCCGATGCTCGCTCGCGTCGCTGTCGTCGGGCGGCACGCGCAGCCCTGTGTCGTCGTTGTCGCTGGGATTGGTGCCGTCGCGCGAGTCGCGCAGCATGTCGGCGCTGTAGTTGATGTGCGCGCGGAGCACGGTGTCGAGCGTGTTGCCACTGCCGTCGCCATCCTCGGCGCTCCAGTTGGGCAGCCACGCGGCAGCCATTGCATCCATGACGCGATCACTGGCGGAGTCGAGCATGTCGAGCGCCTCGCCGCGCGTGAGGGTAGGCGCGCTCACAGCGCGCCCCCCTTGTCGTCGTTGACCACCAGCACGCCGGCCCGCAGCGCCTCGATGCGCTCGGCCAGTCGGGCACGGTGCGCCTCGTGGTCATTGGTGCGCAGGCCGGTGATGCTCTTGGCGATGGACAGCGCGGAGCGACCACGGCGCTTGAGCCCGATCTTCTCCAGCCGCAACGCGCCACGCAGCGCCTCCATCTGAAAGATGCTGACGCCATCGCCCGTGAACACGGTGCCGTGCTGGCTGAACTCGATGGTGCCATTGGGTGTACCCACCGCATCGGCCATGGCCTGCGCGGGTGACTTCGTGGTGTCGTTGCTCACAGCGCACCTCCCGTTTCGTCAACGATCAGGCCGGGCTGCACGCTGATACGGCCCTCAATGTGGATCAGGTCCGAGAACCACGACGCGGCTGACAGCGGGCACCACGCGGGCTCAAGGTCGCCGGTCTCGTCGTTGCGCTGAACCCCGTAGGCCATGTCCACGCGCGCCTGCCGCGCCACCGACAGAGCGCCCTCGCGGGCGATGTCGGTGAGGGTGTGGCGCACGGCGGCGTGCTTGATGGCAGAACCGGTCTGGAAGCCGAGCTTTGAGAAGCGCGGAATCTTCGCGTACTCCACGGCAGTGGCCAGCGCTGCCGCTGTGGTCGCATGGAGCTTGGGGAACAGCAGCTCGCGCTCCATGCGTTCCACGCGCTGCATCAGGGTCAGTGGCGCTGCGCGGCGCGCCACACGGCGTCGCTGCAGCTTCTTCTGTGTCTTCATCGGTTGGGCTCCTGAGCTGCCAAAGGCCTAGAACTGACCGGCACGCACCGCGCGCACGTGGTAGCGATCCGACTGGTCGTAGTAGGCGGAAAAGCCGCCGTAGAGGGCGACGACCCACGCGCAGCCCGCGGGGGCAGACGCGCCCTTCACCGGCGTGCTCGACCAGGTCCATCCGTAAGGACCGAGGAAGACGTTCGGATCCACCGCCGGGTTCCAGCGCTCGTAGTCTACGATCGACAGGAGTTCGGTGATGGTGGGCAGGCGCCAGTCGTCGTGACCCAACAGCCGACAGTCCTTCGCCGCCTGGACGGCATCCGTCCAGTTGCGATCGCCTCCGGCAAGCGGTTCGGCTGACCAGATCAGCCCGGTGCGGCAGTCGCGCACGGCCGCGTGCTTGATGGCAGAGCCGGGCGATACGCCGAGCTTCGAGAAGCGCGCCAACTTGGCGTAGTCCACGGCAGTCGCCAGTGCCGCCGCGGTGGCTGCGTGCATCTTCGGAAACAGCAGCTCGCGTTCCATACGCTCGACGCGCTGCGTCAGGGTGAGGGGCGCTGCGCGGCGTGCCACGCGGCGCCGCTGCAGCTTCTTCTGCGTCTTCATGGGTTGGGCTCCTGAGCTGCCAAAGGCCTAGAACTGACCGGCACGCACCGCGCGCACGTGGAAGTGATACGACTGGTCGTAGTAGGCGGAAAAGCCGAGGTAGAGGTAGACGTACCACGCGAAGCCCGCGGGGGAAGTCAGATCCTCGGTGCTGGTCCAGATCCACTCGCCCTTGCAGTCCGGGAAGAACTCGACGGGCACCATCGGCCGCTCAGTGCGCGTGCGATCGCACAGCAGGAACGCTTCCTCGACGGTGGGCAGGCGCCATTGCCAACCGTGGAGAGTCAGGCCTTCGGCCCACGCCTTGGCCTGCTTCCAGGTCAGCGCGTCCGGCGAGCGCTGCGCGGTCCAGATCATTGGACGTGCGAGCAGGGGGTGATCGACGCGCACGGCCTGGTGGCCGGTGGCATCGGCGAGCAGGGCAGCGCCATCGGCGCCGATCTTCGTGTACATGGTCCGGTGTCCCCTTCGGTGGTTCAGAGCGGTTGCGAGCGGCGGGCGCGATCTACATCGATCGAGCTCCGGGAATCGAACTGTGGTCTCGGCAGGCCGCGGCGGCGAGGAAGCGGTGCGTGGCGCGCGGCGAGTCGAGATTGTCGCGGCCCGTGAGGTCGGCATAGGAAGCCGCAGCGGCAGCCTCCAGCAGCTCGGAGCGCGTGGCTGCCCGGTAGCGCCCGGCAGCGGAGCGGACCATCAGGGCGCTCACGGGCGCACCCCCATGGCCTTCTCGGTGGCGACGATGCAGGCGAGCACGATGGGGTTGTTGACCGCGTGCTGTTCGGGATCGTAGCCAAGGATCACCATGGCCTTGCAGACCAGCTGGTGCGCATCGCTGTGACCATCGCGCAGGTACATCGCAAGGCGCGAGACCGCAGTGACGGTGTGGAGCGCCTTGGTAATCTGGCGCGTGTTGGCGGCGGCGCTCACAGCGCCACCTCATCGGCCGCGACAGCCTTCGGGGCGGACACGTTGCCGTAGAACTCGTAGGCCAGCACCGATCCGTGGTGCACGAACGTTTCGCCATTCTCCACGCGGCGACGGCCCGTGGCGCACAGCTCGCGCGCCGTGGAAAGCGTCACATCGAGGGGCAGCTGGCGGATGTAGTCGAAGCCTTGAACGCGGCCTCGTGCGTTGGACTGGTTGAGCATTTTCGTCGTCTCCGATGTTTTCGGGTTGCGAGCCAATGCGGCTCAGGTGCGACGTTAGATCAACTGGAATGTGGTTGTCAACGATTTTGTTGTTGACCGGATCACAGATGAGGGACTACCCTCCCGGCCCCATGAACAGAGCAATCCGTGAACTCACCAAAAGGGTCCGCGCCACCTCCGGCGCGGCGGTCGGCAGGCAGTGCGGCGTGACCACGCAGGCCATCAGTCTCGTGATGACCGGGCAACGCAATCCTGGCCCCAAGATACTGCGGTTCCTCGGGCTGGAAGCGGTCACGGTCTACCGCCCCATCCGCGGGGCCGGGAAGCCGAAAGGCGAGGGCTGACGCATGCGGGCACGGAGCGTGAAACCCGGGCTGTTCAAGAACGAAATCCTTGGCCGTGCGGACCCCCTCTACACGGTCATCTTCGAGGGGGTATGGTGCATGGCCGACAGGGACGGCAGGCTGGAGGATCGACCCGCCCGCCTGCACGTCGAGGTGAACCCGTACCGCAGCATCGAATCGACCGAACAGGCGCTGGACTGGCTGGTCAAGCACCGTTTCCTCCAGCGCTACGAGCACGGCGGCAACCGTTTCATGGCCGTACCCAATTTCGCACGGCACCAAATGCCGCATCACCGCGAAAAACCGTCATCCCTGCCACCTCCACCGAAATTCCAAGTCAATCAAGAGGATGTACCAGCCCCGGGCCAAGCACGGAATTGGGTGGGCTCAGCCCCTCTGACTCCTGACTCCGGACTCCTGACTCCTGACTCCGGACTCCACGGCTTATCAGCGTCAAGCCCCGGGCGAGCCCCGGGCCAGCCCAGTGCCAGCCCCGGGCTAGACCAAGGCCACGCACGCGCGCGAGAACTGGGAAATCAGGACTGGGCAGACGCACTGGCCACCCGCTGGAGCGGCTACCTGACGGGCAACGGTTTGAGCGTTACGGAGGAGCGGGCGAGGGAGCTGGCCGGGAAGTTCCGGGCGCTGGGCGAGGCGAGGGCGCTGGCCACGGTGCAGCACGCGGTGGACACCGGGAGCATGCGGCTGGTGCCGGTGCCGGTGACGGTGCCAGCGGTCGCGCCGAAGCCGGTGGGCGCTGGCGTGACCATGGGCTGGATGGACGCGCTCAAGGCCGCATACCCCGCTGGCCAATACCGGGGCGTGGACTGGCTGAACGCCGAGCGTGCCGTGAACCGGTTGTTGGACGATGGCGAGGCAACACCCGACCAGCTCGTGCAGGCAGCGCGCGACTACGCTGCGCAGAAGGCCGCACAGGGCAAGCTGGGCACGCAGTTCGTGCTCGCGCCGTCGAAGTTCTACGCCAACGGTGAGTGGCGCGGGCCGTTCCCGGCTGGCAACGGCGCGACGCATGCAGCACCGGCCAGGACGTTCGCGCAGGTCGAGTACGACGACGTGAAACGGATGATCGACGCAGGCGATGCCGATGCCGCGATCATCGAAGCAACGGGCTGTGAGGCAACGACAGTGGCGCGCATCCGCGCCGGAGGTGCACGACCATGATCGACAGCGAACGACCGGACTTCGAGGCAGCGCTGCGCAAGCTGTGCGGCGGATACGATCGCGTCTGCGACAACGCACGCATCGAGGCGTACTGGCAGGGCTTGGCGAAGATGCCTCTGGTGCGCTTCCTCGCGGTGGTGGACCACTGCCTGACCATGGGCGACAAGGCCCCACCGAAGCTGCCCGACGTGCGCGCAGTGTGGGGACTGTCGCAGCGGATACGCGCACCGATGCCGATGCGGCCCGCCGAGCAAGACCCAGCGTTCAACACGCCGCCACCGTCGCCGTACGAACGCGCTGCGAACTACCTGCTGCTGGCTGTGATCACGAGCAACGTGCAGAAGCTGGGCGGCGTGGTGCCACCGGAGCGCGGATACACGACGGCGCGCGCCACACCGCGCATGGAGCACTGCGTCCGCGTGCTGCGGACGTGGCAGCGCACGTGGATCGAGGAAATGCAGGGCATGGCCGAGCACGACGAGCACGCGAGCCGCGAGAACTGGGCACGGTGCATGACCGCAGCGTTCGCCGAGCTGGGCATCGGCAAGCCGGTGCTGGACGAGCGCACTGCTGCGACGCTGCAACGGTCCATCGAGGCAGCCGCTTGACGACGCGCGCTGTGCAGCCGCATGATCGGCGCCCATGCACGCAGCGGGCATGGCAGTCAAGACGGCATCTACGGCAACACGACCGTCGCCAGCGCCCGTTCTCCAGCAGCAATCCCCCGGATTCAGCGACGCCGATGCGGCGCAGAGTGCGCCACGCCGAGGGGGCGAGGCAGGTCGGACTAACCCGTCCTCGCCCCCCGGCAGTGGCCCAACGAACCCCCGTGTCGAGGCATCAGTGCCGCCCAATCCTCACCGGGATGTGGACGCGCCTCCCGCCATCGATGGCACGCCGCACGACGCTGGCGCTTCGGCACGGGCCTTGGGTCGAGCACTCACCGCTGCGGAGGCACGCGAGCGCTTCGTGCCGGTGCACAGCGACGGATGGCGCATCGACCTCGTGGCGTGGCACATCGACCCGCTCATGGCCGGCGAGGACGCGACGGTGCGGCAGGCTTACCGGCAGTGGATCATCCGCGAGAAGCGGCAGTGGAGCCTTGCACCGATCCGCATGCGCCAGGGCGGCGAGCCGATCACGCATCGGCAGCTGTTCCACGACCTCGCCGGGGAGCACGTGCAGCCATGATCGCCCGCATCCGCATGTATCCCGACGAGATGCTGCGCGCGGTGTGCAAGCCACTGGCGATCCACGAAGCATCGGTGCGGCAGCAGGTGCGCACGCTCCTGACGACGATGCTGGAGACGATGCACGAGGCGAAGGGCTGGGGACTGGCTGCCCCGCAGATCGGCGTGCCGGCGCAGCTGTGCGTGGTGCACGTGCCCACCGAGACTGCCTCGCCCATCGTGATCATCAACCCGACGATCATGGAATGCTCCACGGAGCGCGTGGTGCTGAACGAGGGCTGCCTGTCGTTCCACGGGCTGCGCGAGCCCATCGAGCGGCCGCGCACCGTGACCTTGCAGCGCTACACCGAGGACGGCGTGCGTGGCATCGAGACGTTCGATGGCTGGACGGCGCGGGCCATCCTGCACGAGGTGGAGCACCTGCAGGGCACGCTGATGATCGACCACATGGGCCCGGCAGCGCGGCGAATGATCGACCGCAGCTGGCGGCGCAAGGCGGCGAAGCGTGCGGCGAAGCACCCGGCGTCTGTGCAGCCCACCACTCCGGCGCTGGCTTGAGCGATGCTGCTGCGGCTGCCGTACCGTCCGGGGCAGGTGATCATGCCGCACCGGGCCCTGTACCGCTGTGACCGCACGGGCTGCCCCAAGACGTTCTCGCGCAAGCGCTCGAAGCAGCGCGGGCCGCATGACTACTGCGGCCGGCAGTGCGCGGCGCTCCACCGCCAGGAGCTGGCCCGCCAAGCACTTCTCACCCACACCGTCCCCGCTTGAGGTTCGCTCCATGGCCGCACCTGCCGCCCGTCCTGCCCCGAAGAACCTGCGTGAAGCCGTGCAGCGTGCTGCCGGCAAGCTGCCCCCGGCGTTGAGCGAGGAGGAAGTGCAGATGCTTCGCAGACAGGTGTTCGAGGCGCAGCGGAAGCGGGAGGCGGAGCAGGAGCGGCGGAATGAGCGCGCGAACCGCGTGCTGGAGCAGGTGCCAATGGCCGAGCCCGTGTCAGGCATCAGCGGCTATGGCGTGGCGATCGGTGGCGGCTTGAACGAGGCGCGCCCGGCGACGCTGATGGACGAGCACATCAGGTCGATGCGCCAGCACAGCGTTGCGTTGGACGTGCAGTTGGCGCGCCTCAATGCGGCATTGGTGCGCCTGCTGGGCACGGTGCCGGAGCCGCCGAGCGACGGCGCGCTTCAGGCCAGCAAGCCGCCCGAGAACACGGCCGAGGCGCTGCACGAGTGCGAGGTGCGCCAGTGCGCTGCGGTCGCGCAGCTGGCAGAGCTGGTCAACCAGCTGCACAGCTTCGTGTGAGCGTCTGGCGCACGCTGGCCACGATGCCCGATGGGTGCGTGCGCCACTTCAACGCGCTGTGCGCCGTGCACGGGCATCGGCACGTTGACCTGCACGAGCAGGTTGATCCCCTCACGTACGTGCAGCAGTACGTTGCCAGCGTCCGCGATCCAGTCACCCGCAGCTTGCTCAAGGTGGTGACGCTGAATGCGGCCCACCCGCACCAGTCGCCCGACGTGGAGGACTACGATGGAAGCGGTTGAGAGCCCCATACCCATCACCGTGCATCTGTCCGTGAACGAGTCGGGCAGCTGGACGGCCAAGGTGTACGACAACCTGCCCCACAAGGGCCCGCTGTACACGGCCAGCGGCTTTGACAAGGCGCGCTGCGAGCAGCTGGTGGACGACTGGCTGGCGATTCACTGGCCGATGGTGAAGCGGTGAAGCTCTACCAGTTCATCGACGACCCCGACCCACGGGGCTCGTCTCCCGAGGCATGGATCACCAGGGCGCGCGTGAACCACAACCGTGGCCAACTGGTGCCGTTCGAGCGCAACGACGGAACAGTCGTCATGGTCGCGGCGGAGCCCGAGTGGCACGAGCACTGGCGCGTGTGGCTGCCGTCGCGCAAGTGGGGCATCACCTGGGACCGCGACCGACCGGAGTGGGGCATTCGTGGCTTCCACATCGACCTGCGTACCGGGAGGTGCCGGTCTATGTTCCTGCCTGACCGAGTGAGGGCGCGCGCATGACCCGCATCGTCCGCATCGCTGCCGACGACCCGAGCGTGCGCGCGATGTTCACGCCGGCCGAGCTCGCCAAGATGAAGCGGCAGGGCAAGGTGAAGGGCGCAGTGAAGCCGAAGCCCACCGACCTGGGCGACACGCTGGCCGGACAGCTGCGCATCACCGGCATATCGGGCTGGGTGCGCGAGTACCAGTTCCACGACACCCGCAAGTGGCGCATCGACGTGGCGTTTCCGGCGAACCTGCTGGCCATCGAGTGCGAGGGGTTCAGCCGCGGCGGCACCGCAGGCCGGCACCAGCGGCCGCAGGGGTTCATGCAGGACTGCGAGAAGTACGCGGCGCTGGCCATCGCCGGCTGGCGGCTGATCCGCGCCGAGCGCACGCAGATCAACGACTACACTTGCCTGGGCTGGGTTCAGGCGTACATTGCCGAGCGAAAGGCGGAGGGCACGTGGAAAGGACTGTGATTGCCGAGGATCAACCACTGCCGGGCGTCGCGGCGCTGGCGCTGCCGGCTGGCATCACGGCCGAGCAGGCGGCGGAAACGCAGCGCGTGGCGCAGGAGATCCCGATCGGTGATATCGAGCCGCTGGTGAACGCGGCCTTCGCGGAGGAGTTTGCGGGCTACCGGCGCGAAATGATGAACGGCAACTGGGTGTGGAAGCAGGGCGATTCCGACATTCGCCGCATGGCGCGCCTGACCAGCGTACGCGAGGTGGGCTGGGCGTTGGGCAAGTCGGCCTGCGAAATGTGCGACTTCTACACCTCCAGCGAGGACTACGAGCAATCCAACTCGCAGCTGCTGTTCGCGTGCAACACCATGCGCCAGCTGCCGGGCGAGCCGCGCCAGTACATGGCGCAGTTCACCATCTTCACGCCACCGCCCGAGGGGGAGCTGCCGGCGAACTGGCCGCGCAACGCCGAGGGGCAGCCGACGCCGCTGATCCTGCGCGCCGCGAGCGCCAAGGCGCAGTCTCCCGGTGTAGCTATCGCACTGGCGATGCTGAATCAGCACGGCACCGACCTCGCCAAGAAGCACCGCGAAATCTTCCCGCACCGGTATCTGGCCAAGGCATGAGCACCGGCCGCGTCAGCCTGGACGAACTGCTGGCCCGCGCCACGGGCACCGCCGTGGCCGTGCAGAAGGTCGGCCGGGCCCACGTGCGTGAGGCCGTCAAGGTGTTCGACCGGCGCGCGGCGGGCCTGCGCTTCGCCCAGCTGTACGTCAAGCACGGGTTCGATGCGCGCGCCGCGTACAAGGAATTCCTGCGCACCCGCGAGGGGAAGCGGCGCTACCACTCCGAGTACGAGGAAGCCACCTCCAGCCGCTACAACGCGCGCATCATGCTCTGGCTGCGGCAGGAGGGCGTGCAGAAGTACATCCGCGACACCGTGCAGGCGACCGCCGATGAGGCGCGCACCGAGCTCCTGATGACCGTGCGGAGCGTCGCCGAGGTGAATCAGGGCATGCTCATGGTCACGCACCATGACCTGATCGAGGCGTACACGATCACCGACCACGGCACGGAAGGCGAGGGCCCGAAGATTCGCACCGGCTACGCCTACAAGCCGCTGGAGAAGTTCACCAAGGCCGAGCGCATGGCGGTGCAGTCCCTCGTCCTGTCCGAGGACGGCCGCGTGCTGCAGGTGAAGCTCTACCCGCGCGACAAGCTGATGGCGATGCACGCGGAGTTCAACATGCTGCTATCCGAGAAGGGCGGCGACGACGCCGACTGGGTGCGCAACTTCCGCAATCACATGGACCAGGCGCGCAAGCGGGCCATCGACAATGGCGTGGCGCGCGGGAAGGTTGTGAGGCTACCAGGGTCGGCGGCATCCGACCGCAACGAACTGTAGGAGGCGGGATGAAGCTGCTACCGAGCAAGATCCGTGAAACCCTGACGCGGCGGTTGTCCAACTTCGTGAAGCCTGCCGAGGTGGCGCTGCCGCCAGAGCTCGTGGATGACGTGCGCGAGAAACGCGGAGCGCTGCTGGCCCGCGCCGGCCTGTCGCCCGAGCAGATTGCGATTGTCGATGCGCGCCGCCCCGTGGAGGAGGAACTGTCGCGCATGGTGCGCGGGTTGGCCGAGGATCGTGGCGGCAAGAGCGCCCGCTCCATCGAGGCGCAGAACGTCGTACAGCGCCAGCAGGGCAACATCGAGCAGCTGCAGAGCGAGCTCGCACAGCTCAAGGGGCAGCTGAAGCTGCTGACCGGCCCGGCGCCCGACTCGGGCGACCTGCTGGCCGAACTGCAGAACGTTCGTCGGCTGATGGGCGCGCGCGAAGGCGAAAGCACCACCGACGCCATCCTGCGCAAGCTCGGCACCAACCGTATGCAGCTGCTGCCCAGTGGAGAAATGGACATGGGCTTCGGTGTGCGCCGACTGCCGCAGCTGGCCCCGCCCGCGCAGACCGGGACCAACCGCGCGCTTCCTGGCGTGACCGACAGCGACCGGCAGATCACCGACGCAATCAACCGCACCCAGGAATTGGTGCGCGACGAGCTCCCTGCGCTCGACGGCAAGGCCGCGGGCCTGAGCGCGCGGAGACGGTGGGGCGATTGAAAGCCTGGCAGCACAACCTGTCGCTAGGCGCTGCGCTGCTGGGCATTGCCCTGTTCTGGCTGCTGCTGGCGATCCTGATGATCCGTGCGTGGAGGGCCGTGCAGGCGCCTCCTCCTCCCGATCCCTACGACGAGCCGACCGAGGTGCGGTTGGCGTGACGGACAACACGAACGTCGTCAGGCTGGGCAAAGAGCCCGAGCACGGTTCGCCAGAAGTCGCTGCCGTGGCAGCCATGCTGGCCCGCTGCATCAAGCAGCTTGGCGACACGCAGCAGCTTGTCATCGCAGGCATGCGCGCCGATGGCACCGTGTGGCAGGCCGGCGTGTGCAATCGCTCCGTGGGCCTGCTGCTGACGGAGAACATCCGCTGCATGGTGTGGGAGGACTAGTGGGCATCGACCAGGCCACCCTCATCGCCGGTGAAGGCTGCATCCTGACGTGCCCCGAGTGCCGCGCGCGCATCGGCACGCTGGTGAAGCCGCTGTACCAGCAGATGACGTTCGGCCTCGATGCCATCCGCTTCTTCGCCGGCCAGAAGCCCCGGCAGGGCTCGGCCCACTGCAACCAGTGCGGCGGCTGCTACGCCGAGCTCGACAGCACGCCCCGGTCGCAGACCATGCTGATCCACACGGACCATGGGTGGATCCCCAAGCCCCCGCCGAACGTGAAGCCGCCGCCGCGGCCGACGATGCGCCGCAAGCAATGAAGGGCGTCATCACGGGCAAGGCCCCCGAGGATATCTCCGTGGGCTCGATCGTCGCCGGCTACGTGCAGGCTGCCCCGCGGGCGCTGTCGCGCGCCGAGCGCGAGGCGTTTATGTCCGGCATGTCGGTGATCCTCGTCATGTACTCGTGCATGCAGGTGGCCGAAGTCTCCCCGCTCCGGCTCGATCGGACGATGCGCCGCCTGCTGAAAGAAGCCCAAACGTACACGCTGCCCTAGCAAGTTCGCCCCGGCGAAGTCTTGCCAGATTGGGGAACTGCCTTAGCGTGGGCCAATGGCCCAGTCCCACAAGCTGATCGCGCGCAATACGCTCGCCAACGCCCTGGCTGCGCTGGTCAACCAAGGCTCGCTCAACCCGACCGGTCGCCTCGTGGTCTACGACTCCGGCAATGTCGTCGTCGCTCGCCACAACTTCGCCAACCCGGCGTTCCAGGCCGCGGTGGATGGCGTGATCGACGCCTACCCGCTGAGCGGTGACGCGAACCCGGTCATTGGCGCCGTTCCGTACCGCTACGAGGTGCAGGACCGCGACCAGAATGTGCTGTGGGAAGGGCACATTCCCGAGGACATGGGTGGCACCGGTGGCGCCATCCCTTCGCAGGGGACGCTGTACATCGACTTCTTCGCCTGGCGCGCGCCGTCCTGACGCATGGGCATTTGGGCGCAGCAGCTGTGGGCACCGGATTTCTGGACCAAGGGGTTCTGGGCCGGCATGGTCGGCTACAGCCTCTCCTGCCAGGGCTACACGCAACCCGCGCTGTGCTTCGGCCATCTGCGGTTCGACGCGCCATCGCCCGACACGCTGCGCACACCCCGCGTCACCGCCAAGTCCATCGACTGGCTGACCGTCGTGCGCCAGGCCGAAGGGCCCGACTACAACCCGCATCCGAAGTACCCCGCCTACCAGTTCGGCGGCGGCTCGCGGACCCGAATCTTCTGGGAGGACGTTTGAGCCATGGAACGCGCGCTGGTGACTGCTGGTGGAGATTGGAAGATGGCGCCCGCCGTCGTGGGAAACCCCAACGACCTCGTTGCCCACGCCTCGCTGGTGTGCCTGGTCAAAGACGCCGCGGACATGCTCGAGCGACACTACCCGGGCTGGGGATGGATGATCCGCCCCGATGAGGGCGGCGGCATCATCGACATCATGGCGCTGCGCGTGCACTCCAAGTACGCCTACACGCTGAAGATCGGCCGGCTGCAGAACGATCCCACCTTCCGCGACGTGATGCGCGCGGGCGGCGAGTTCCTAGAGCGCTTCGGCTTCAAGGCCGGCCCGTACACCCGCGATGCGTGGCTGCGCAACCCGCAGCGCATGGGTCAGTTCATCCCCGAAGTCAGCGACAAGGACAAGCAGACGCAGAAGCGCGTGAACGGCGCGGTCGTCAGCCAGGCCGTGTCCACCGGCTACGCCCGCATCACCACGGATCCGCGCATCGGCGCAGCGCTCGCGCAGCGCGCGCAGGGACGGCTGTAACCATGCTCAAGACGCAACCCCCGGTCCTGGGAGGCGAGCTCGCCGCGCAGCCCGCCATCATGGTGGACAAGCCCATTGATCGCATGGAGGAGGGCGATTGGGTAACGCGCGCCCGCGTGGCGTGGATCTCTAGCACCCAGTGGTTCGACGCCTCGATCCGCCAGCAGGTGCGCCGCAACCTCGCCAACTTCCGCAGCATCCATCCCGAGGACAGCAAGTACCGGCTGCCCAGCTTCCGCGCGCGCAGCAACACCTTCCGCCCGAAGACCCGCGCCGCCGCGCGCCGCGTCGAGGCCAACGTAGCGATTGCGCTGTTCGCCACCTCCGACCTCGTGACCGTCAGCGCGTGGAACCAGGCCAACCCGCAGGCCGTGCAGGATGCGCGGATCAAGCAGAAGCTGCTGCAGTACCGCCTCGAGGCCGACGAGAACTGGTGGTTCCTGACGGTCATCGGCGCCACCCAGGATGCGTTCGTAACCGGCGTCGTCATCAGCTACCAGTATTGGAAGTTCGAGCAGACGCCCGTGGAGACGATGAACGTCTACCGCACGGACTACGCGGACGGCACCGACAGCCAGTACGACGTGCAGACCGAGCTCGAGCACCGCACGGTCGAGAACCGCCCCTGCTGCGATGTGATCCCGGTCGAGCGCTTCCGCTTCGACCCCGGTTGCGACTGGCGAGACCCGGTGAGCTCCAGTCCCTTCCTGATCTACGAATGCCCCACCTACGTGGGCGAAATCAAGCTGCAGGCCCGCCGCGGCATCGCCGACGCGCTGCCAATCGACAAGCTGGACAACACCCAGTGGTGGGCGATCGCCAGCAACGACTACGACTCCATCCGCACCATGCGCGAGGGCGGTCGGGTGGACAAGTACGCCGACCGCAAGGCGATCCCCGACAACCAGACGATCAACGTGCGCCGCCACGTGCACCGCATCGACGGCCGCGACTGGTACTGGGAGACGCTGGCCGATATCGTGATGCTGCGCACGCCGCAGCCGCTCACCGACGTGTTCCCGCACCTCAAGGAAGGCCAGCGCCCGTTCGCCATGGGCATGCTCGTACCCGAGGTGCACAAGGTCTATCCGTCCAGCCCGACCCAGCTCATGGAGTCGATGCAGGCGGAAATCAACGACGTGTCCAATCTCGCCATGGACACGACGAAGATGGCCACCTTCGGCCGCTTCATGGTCCGGCGCAACGCCACGGTCGATATCGCCACCCTCAAGGCTGGCGTCCCGCAGTCGGTCATCGGCGTGGATGACGTGCAGCGCGACGTGGCCGAGCTCCGCCAGCGCGACGTGCCGCCCTCCGTGTTCCAGCAGGTGGACCGCCTGCAGATCGACCTCGATGACCTGACCGGCTCCATGACGCAGGCCACGGCCAGCGCCAACAAGGCCGTCAACAGCCAGGACCAGACGCTGGGCGCGATGAACATGCTCGACTCGCACGCGGGCGCCGTCCGCGAGCTCGAGGTGCGCATGATCGTCAAGACGTGGGCGGAGAAGGTGCTCCAGCAGACCCACGACATGATTGCCACGTACGAGTCCGACGAGGACGTGCTCACCGACGTGGCAGCCATGGAGAACACCGATGTGAACGCGGTGCTGGCGGCGCTGAAGGCCCGCACGCGCGTCCGCATCAACGTGGGCTTCAACTCCACCAGCCCCGAGAAGCGCATCGGGCGCCTGACGCTGGCGCTCGGTACGATGTTCAAGCTGTTCCCTGACTCAATGCAGAACGCCAATCGCGCCGAGATCCAGAAAGAACTGTTCGGCGCCGTGGGCCTCGATGACGGTAGCCGGTTCTTCCCCTCGGCGGACAAGCAAGACCCGCAGGTGGCGGCGCTCAAGCAGCAGGTGCAGCAGCTCACCGCGCAGCTGCAGAACGAGCAGTACAAGACCCAGGCGCAGATTCAGATTGCCGGCATGAACAACGCCAGCCGCGAGCGCGTGGCGACCATCAGCGCCCAGGTGCAGTACGACATTGCGCTGCTGGCCAACAAGATCGAAACGAACAAGGCGTACCTCGAGTCGATCGACCGGCAGCTGGCGGCGCACTCGGCCGAGCTCGCCAGCCAGGAGTTGGAGCTCGAGCGCGCAGCGCTGGCCGCATCCATCCACAACGACTCGCTCGAGCTGCAGGTGAAGATGCACCAGGCAATCAACAGCGCCAAGGAGCAGGACAGCGCTTCGAAGGCGAAGAAGGGCGGCAGCGCACCGGCGCAATCGCCCCCGCCCTCGAGCGGCCGCGAGGATGGCCCACCGGCCATGCGAACGCCCAACGGCGACAAGGCGGGGACGCTCGCGCGCGGCGACTACGGAAGCGTGCCTTTCCAGGCGGGGTAAGCAATGGACGATCTGGATATCTACGAGCAGGTGTCGCGCGAAAATCGCACCGACTCCCCCATCGAGTTCATGGTGCGCGCGATCCGCGATGGCCACGCCATGAAGGAGCTCCGGCACGGCGAGGCCGGCAAGCTGCTGATTGGCCGCGCGTGCAACCGCATCCGCGCAAGTCTCCTGATCCTGCTGGACCCGACGAAGCCGCGTGACGACCTGATGCTCGCCATCCTGCAGCTGCGCACGCAGAACGATCTTCTCGAGACGATTGCCGAGACGCTGGGAACTGCAGCGATTCAGGCCCAAGCGCTGGCGGAAGCTGCGCGCGACGAGCAACCCGACGACGACTCCACCCACACTGACGAGGATCCGCTATGAGCGAAGGCACGCCGATAAACGAGCTCCCGAATCCCACCACGCACGCGGCCGCGCCGCCCGTGATGGATGCGCCACCGACCACCGAAGGCGCCGAGGCGCCAGTGGTGAAGACGCGCGGCGACAGCGCCCGCGATGCCATCTACGCACGCCGCTCCGCCGAGCGCGCAGCTCCCGGCGACGCTTCCGAGGAAGCGATGCGCGCCGCGGTGGCAATGCATTCGGGGCAGGAAAACGAGCCCGCGCAGCAGCCCGAGCCGACGCGAGATCCGCGCGGCCGCTTCACTTCGCACCAGCCAGCCGCCGAACCGGCAGCCGCAGCGCCGCTTGAAAATTCACCTCCCGCCCCCCTTGCGCAAACGGGCGAGTTGGTTACTCTCACCATCGAAGGCCGCGAAATGACTGTTCCGCTGGCCGATGTGGTGAACGCCGGAGTCGCCACGCTGCAGAAGCAAAGCACTGCAGATGCACGACTCCAACGCGCTTCGCTCGCTGAACAGGCGATCGCGGCACGAGCGGCGGAACTGGATCGGCGCGCGCAGGAAATCGCAGCCAACCGGCAGCTACCCTCGGGCGCTGCTGCGGCGTCAGGGAACGGGCTCCCACCCACGGGCGGAGAAACCGGTCCTGATGACCTCGAGGCAGGGCTAGACAAGCTCTTGGACAGCGACGTTCCGGGTGCCAAGCAGGCAATCTCGGGATTCATCGCAAAGCAGGTACAGAAGGCGCTGCAGGCCTCCGCTCCGCAAGGAGCTCCGACCGCAGCGACACCAGCCGCCGAGCCCATGGCGACGCCATGGACGAAAGCCGAAATCGACGCGGCGAACGCCAAGTTCGCCAAGATTTACGGCGACCAGCTCCAGGATCCGGCCTTCGCGGCCGCCGCGAGCGCTCGAATCCAGGCGGAAATGGCCCAGCCGATTCACCGCATCGCGCGGACGAGTCTGGAAGATATCGGGCTGAAGGTGTGCGCCGACCTGCTGGCCTCGAGGACCGCCTACCCGCAGTCTTTCGCCCAGCCAGCAGGACCAGGCACAGGCGTAGCCGATGAGCTCGCCGGTCGCCGCCAGCTTGCGATGCGCGTGCCGGTTCCGCCCGCCAACGGGCAGCCCCGCTCCACCGCGAATCCCAACCCCGCTCCGTCGATGCCAAGCAATAGCGCGTGGATCGAACAGGTACGCGCCGCACGAGGACAGGCACCACGACGGTGAGCTCGGGGCGGCGCAGGTAGATAGGTCAACTTCAAGGAGAAGTGTCATGGCTGGTCAGGTATGGGCAAATGCCGCGGACGGCGGCTACATGTACAGCGACGAGTTGTCCATGGTCATGCGCGTCGGCGTGCAGCCGGCCGTGCGCTTCCGTCAGTTCTGCGACGCCAAGGACGCCACCGACAAGGGCCTCGGCAAGGGCGACAAGTTCTACTGGAACGTGTACAGCGACCTGGCACAGGGTGGCGGTGCGCTGAACGAGAACAGCCCCATCCCGCAGACCAAGTTCACCATCACGCAGCAGAGCCTGACGATCACCGAGTACGGCAACTCGGTGCCGTACACCGGCAAGCTGGACAACCTGTCCAAGCAGCCGGTCATGGATATCATCAACCAGGCGCTGAAGAACGACGCGACCAAGACCTTCGACGGCGCGGCGCACCTGCAGTTCAAGGCCACCGGCCTGAAGGCGGCTCCCGCGGGCGGCAACAGCGCCACCGCGATCGTCGTCGTGCAGTCGGGCTCGATCGGCGTCACCAACAACCTGGCGATGAACAAGGCGCATGTGAAGGCCATCAGCGACACGCTGAAGGAGCGCAACATCCCCGCCTTCCAGGGCAACGACTACGTGGGCATCGCGTGGCCGACGACCTGGCGCCAGCTGAAGACCGACCTCGAGGCCATCCACCAGTACGTGGAAGCGGGCTTCCGCATGATCCTCAACGGCGAAATCGGACGCTTCGAGGGCATCCGCCTCGTCGAGCAGACCAACATCGCCAAGGGCGGCGCCGAGGACTCCACCACGTGGACCTTCCGCAACCCGGATCCGTGGAACAACGCGGCCAGCGACTGGGCGTTCTTCTTCGGCGAGGACACCGTGACGGAAGCCATGGTCATCCCCGAGGAGATCCGCGGCAAGATCCCCGGCGACTTCGGCCGCGACAAGGGCGTGGCCTGGTACTACCTGGGCGGCTTCGGCATCGTCCACAGCTCGAGCGGCGCGCTGGCGAACCAGCGCATCATGCAGTGGGCGAGCGCCGCCTGAGCGGGCGCGGGCATCACCGGTAGCAACAGGACAGGAACAGGAGAAGGATCATGGAACCCCGCAGCTACTCGAGCCCGCTGTACCTCACGTACAGCTCCGGCTCGCTCAACTTCGCGTCGGGCACCGTCGCCCAGCAGGTGAAGCCGCCGCTCGGCATCGTCGGCGGTCGAGTCGTGGACATTCATGTCCGCACCTCGGTTGTCTTCACGGCGACCACCACGAGCGCGAAGGTCAACGTCGGCACCGTCGCCACGGCTGCGAAGTACGCGCAGCTGGACATGGGCACGGCCGCGGCCAACGTGTCGCGGAACTTCCGCGACACCGCAGGCACGCCGATCAACGAAGGCGTCAACGTCTTCAGCGACATCGACCTCGCGCGCGATGGCGTCTCGCTCATCCAGCTGCAGTACGTGGCGCCGACCGGTGGTTCGCCCACCGGCACCGGCATTGCGGACGTGTGCATCGCCTGGTATTGACCGAGGCAACCCCGGGGGAAACCCCGGGGCGTTGACGACAGGTTCAGGGAACAGGAGAAGGACCATGGCAAGCGATTCGCGTGACGCCAATCTTGGCGCTGGCATCCAGAGCGGCCTGATCGCAAAGCAGAGCTTTGCAGCGGCCGACAAGGGCGTCGGTCAGCTGGGCAAGCCGATCCAGAGCAAGGTCGGCGGGCAGGCTCCGTGGACGGCGCCGCCGCGCGATGGCGCGGGCCGGGGCCACACCATCAAGAACGGCTGAAGCCACAATGGCAGCCGACGACGACAATCGGCTCGGCGGTCCGCCCGGGCTCTACGACTCCCCGAACTGGGAGCGCGAGGGCACGGGCGGTATCGTTCAGCGCATCCGCGTTCCGCCCGCTGGGCGCGACGACCCGTACTCCCCAGGAGTGCTCTCGCTCAACGACTCGGATGACGTTGCCGGCGTGCTCGGCGGCGGCGCCGATATCAAGCGCCCGGCCACGCCTGGCGCCGACTTCGCGGCCGGCATCCCCTGCCGCATGCCTCTCCGCGGCCCGCGCTCGTAGCGAGCCGCTTCACCCAGCCCGAGGACTACCTATGCCGAAGCAACATCCGGTATTCGATCGCTCACGCCCGTATGGCAGCATCATGTACGGCGAACCGCCCGCAGAGGGCGAGCGTTTCCCAGTGTTCAACCAGGACGGCGCCTACTTCTGCGGCGACGGCTCCTTCCACAGTTACGACGGCCAGAAGCCCGTCGCAGCCTCTGCTGCGCCGCCTCCGGTCGATACCCTCCCCGGGATCTCCGAGGAGGAGGTGCCGCTCTACGAGGGCCACCCGAAGTTCCAAGAGCTGCTGCTGCAGCCGCGTGACGTGATTGTCCGCATGGTCACGGACCTGAACGGCCCGACCGTGGCCGGCGACAATGCGCAGCGCGTCATGGCGGCGTGGCTGATCCGCGCCACCGAGGGCGGACCTGGCGAGCAGGCCAGCAAGGCGGCTTCCGAGCGCGCGGCCCTGCAGGGCAGCGGCGACCCGGCCGACCAAGGCGGCGTGACGCCGCCCGCTGATGCGCCCGAGCTGTAAGGCGCGGGCGTGACCTACCTCGAGCTCTGCCAGGCGCTCGTATCGGAACTGGGCCTGTCCAGTGGGACCGGCCCGGTTTCGGTCACTGGTAACACCATCCTCGAGCTGCAGAACGCGACGCGCTGGATCCGCGACGCCGCGCTCTCGATCGACAACCGCTGGAACGACTGGAAGTACCTGTGGCGCACGTACACGGGTTCGGTGAACGTCGGCGGAACGGGCCTGCCGCTGGCCGGCTCGACCGTGAGGACGTGGGATATCAACCGACTGCGCTACAAGCGCACGAGCTCCACCGACACGTGGCAGCGGGCCGTGTGGATGGCGCGCGCCAGGTTGTTTCAGGAGTACGACCCGGACAACGCAGTCGCCGCCCCGCCCGAGGTGTTCACGATCGATCCGGGCAACACCATCACCTTCGCCGCGCCACTGGATGCCGGCTACGACTTCCGCGGCGAATACTGGTGCCGGCCCATTCCGCTGGTCGCCAACGCGGACGTGCCGCTGATCCCCCCCGAATACCATCGAGTCATCGTGTGCCGCGCAGCCGTCATGTACGGCAACCGCGAGGACGCACCCGAAATCATCGCCGGCCTGTCCGCTGAGCACGACGACATCATGGACAAGCTGCAGTCCGACCAGCTGGAGGGCTTCGAGCTCCGTCGCCAGTCCGTCGATCGCCAGCAGCCCGAAGCGCAGACGGGCTACCAGCAGTTCCTCCGGTAGCGCCATGGACCTCGGGCAGGCGCACAGGGCCTACGGACACCCCCGCCGATCGAGGGTGAACGACCGCGACTACTTCCCCCTGGGCGGTGGCCTGAACCTCGCGCAGACGCCGCTGCAGCTCAAGCCCGGCGAGCTCGTGGACTGCCTGAACTACGAGTGCCGGACGCTGGGTGGCTACCAGCGCTTCCAGGGCTTCGAGCGCTTGGATGGCAGGACCGCACCGTCCGCGACCAACTACTACCTCGTCAACTTCAATACCGGCACCCCAGCGAACTACCCGGTCGTGGGCGCCACGGTGAACGGGCAGACCAGCGGCGCCACCGGCACCGTGATCTACGCCAACTTCATCGACGGCACCGGCCTGGCCGGCTACGTGGTGCTGCTGAATGTCACCGGCAACTTCGTGAACGGCGAGAACCTGCGCGTGGGCGCGAGCGTGTTCGGGCATGCGGTGGGCACGCAGCAGGCGAATGCCGCTTCCGACTCGACGCTGGGCTCCGCGTACCGCGTGGCCGCGCGCGAGGCGCAGCGCGCGCTGATCCAGGCCGTCCCCGGCTCCGGCCCGGTGCGCGGCGTGGTGGAGTACCGCGGCAACGTCTACGCCTTCCGCAACAACGTCGGCGGCAGCGCCTGCGTGATGTACAAGGCGACGGCCACCGGCTGGACTGCGGTCCCCGGCTTCGCCAAGCTGAAGTTCACCGGAGGCCTTGCCGCGGGCATCGCGGTGGGCAACACCGTGACCGGTGCCACCAGTGCTCACACGGGCGTGGTGCGCCGTATCGTCATCACCAGCGGCACCTTCGCGGGCAACAACGCCGCGGGCTACCTGATCCTCTCGGGCGCCACGGGCAGCTTCACTAACGGCGAAAACCTGCAGGTGGCGGCGAGCACCCGCGCCGTGGCCAGCGGCACCGCCGTGGTCCCGACGCTCGCGCCGGGCGGCACGTTCATCTTCCGCGTCTGGAACTTCTACGGCGCCACCGGCACGCTCCGCCTCTATGGTGTAGATGGGCAGAACAACGCTTTCGAGTACCAGGACGGCGCGAGCGAGTTCTTTTGCCAGATCGAAACCGGCATGGCGACGGACAAGCCGACCCACATCGCCGCGCATCGTGGGCGCCTGTGGCTGGCCTTCCCCGGTGGCTCGGTGCAGGTATCGAGCGCCAACGATCCGGCCGTATGGAGCCCCGTGCTGGGCGCCGCCGAGCTCGCCGTGGGAGACGAGGTAACAGCCTTCCTCGAGGAAATGAGCCCCAGCCTGTACGTGGGCTACAGCTCCGCCACGCTGTTCATCTTCTGCGCCAACCGCACGTTCACGATCACCGGCGACGGGCCCAACTGGGTGCTCGCCCCGTTTGCCATCGACACGGGCGCGAAGGCCCTGACGGTCCAGCGACTGGGACAGGGCGTGCTGCTGGATGATCGTGGCTTCACGCTGCTGTCGGCCACGCAGAAGCTCGGCAACTTCGACACGGTGAGTTTCAGCCAGAAACTTGGCCTGTCGATGACGCAAGACATTATCGCCAAGGCCATCTGCAGCAGCATTTCGCGCAATCGCTCGCTCTACCGCCTGTTCCTCAACGACGGCCGGTTCGTCTCGATCGCTTTCAACGACGCCAAGCCCGTGGGCATTACCATCGGCAACCTGGGCAAGGTCGTGCAGTGCGCCTACGCGGGGGAGACCTCGAGCGGAGCTGAATTCCTGCTGGCCGGCGCGACCGATGGCTACGTGTACCAGATCGACAGCGGCGTGCAGATGGATGGCCAGCCGATCATCGCGCAGTTCGTGACGGCCAATCACTTCTCCGGCACGCCGTCGCGCCAGAAAAGGTATCGGCGCGGCCAGTTCGACCTGCTGGCCGAGGGGAAGTGCAGCTTCCGCTTCCAGACGGTACTGAACTACGGCGATCCGGCCATTCAGGGCGATACCCCTCGTAGCTACAGCACCGTGGGCAGCACGGGCGGCTGGGACACCATGGTGTGGGACGAGTTTCTGTGGGACGCGCAGGGCGCTCCGCTGCCGGCATTCAAGCTGGAAACGTCCGGCCTGAGCATGGCGCACGTGATCTATCACAGCTCCACCGACGAGCCGCCACACACTTTCCAGGGCATCGCGCTCCACCATAGCCAGCGGCGCTTGGACCGCTCGAGCGTCGGCTGATTCTTCTCGGCGCGGACCTTGCGCAATCCCCAACCTGTAATACGTTCGAACACACGGCCCTCGGTGGCTTGAAGGAGCGATAGACCATGAGTTCCATTCCCGGCTCACCTACTCCAGCACTCCTGGTCCATGGCACGCACACCGCGCCGAAGTACGCCGATTCGGTCGATCCGTTGCCGGTCAAGCCGATGCAGCCGGAGACGACGAACACTCCATCCGGCCCGAACCTGACGGCCAGCACCGACGCCACCATCCTTGCGGCCAATGCGAGCCGCATCACTTTCACGATCTACAACCCGCTGGCGACGCCGCTGTTCGTGAGGAAGGCCGGCAGCGCCGCCAGTGCGACACCGGGCAACTACGACTTCATAGTGGGACCGAGCGGCATGTATATCTCCCGGCCCTACGAATGGACCGGCGCGCTGCATGCCCTGTGTGCCACGGCCGGGCAAATCAACGTTTCGGAGAGTGTGTGATGAACACGACGCGCCGACTGCTGGCTGCGATCGCGGCGGCGCTTTTCGCGCTGCCCGCCTTCGCGCAGACCGTCATCCCGAACATTCCTCCGTTCGTCATCACCTCCCCGACGAACGCGCAGGTACTGCAGTACAACTCGGCCACCGGCACGTGGATCAACGGCAACGGCGCTGGCGCGAGCGGCGGTACCGTCACCTCCGTCGCCCTCACGGTGCCCAGCTGGCTGAGCGTGTCGGGATCCCCGATCGCCTCGAGTGGCACCTTTGCCATCACCGCTGCGGGTGCGCAGGCTGCCAACTCGTTCCTGGCCACGCCTGATGCCGTCACGGGCGCGCTGAGCGTCCGCACGCTGGTTGCCGGCGACTTGCCTTCCCACTCCACCGCGCTTCTGACCAGCGGCACGCTGGGCGTCGCGCGCGGCGGTATCGGCGTCGGCACCCTCACCGGTATCGCCAAGGGCAACGGCACCAGCGCGTTCACGGCCGCGGCCGCTGCGGACGTGTATGGCCTGTGGTCGGGCACCTGCAACACCACCACGTTCCTGCGCGGCGATGGAACCTGCGTCGCGCCATCGGGAACAGGCGACGCCTCAACGAACACCGCCACGTCGGTCGATTCGGAGGTGGCGCTGTTCTTCAGCACCACCGGCAAGCTGCTGAAGCGCGCCACCGGCACAGGCGTCGCACACCTCACCAGCGGCGTACTGTCCGCGTCCAACGTCAATCTCGCCTCTGAGGTGACGAGCAACCTGCCGGTCACGAACCTCAACAGCGGCACCGGCGCGAGCGCCAGCACCTACTGGCGCGGCGACGGCACCTGGGCAACCCCCTCGGGCTCCGGCACCGTCACCGCCTCGGGCGGCAGCCTCACGGCGAATTCCGTCGTCCTGGGCGCTGGCACCACCGACACGAAGGTTGTCGCCGGCATCACCACGGACGGCACTTCGAAGGTCACGCTGGGCGTCGCCGGCACGTCGGTGGGCTCCATCGACCTGAAGAACGCCACCAGCGGCACCATCACCATCGCCCCGGTCACTGGCGCGCTGGGCGCGGTCACGCTGAGCGCGCCGGCCCGCACGGCCACGCTCGCCACGACCACCGGCGCGCTGACGAGCGGCAACTGCGCCAAGTTCGACGCCAGCGGCAACGTGGTGGACAACGGCACCACCTGCGGCGGCGGCACCGGCGTGACCGTCCAGACGCTCACGACCACCGGCACCATCACCACCAGCAACCGCGTCGTCCTGTGCGACGCCACCAGCGGCGCCGTCACGGTGAACCTGGGCGCGGCCGCGACGTACCAGAACATCACAGTCAAGAAGATCGACAGCAGCGCCAATGCTTGCACGGTCGATCCAAACGCTTCCGAGACGATCGACGGCGGGGCCACCGCGGCTATCAGTGTGCAGTACGCATCGATCTCCCTGGCAAGTGACGGCAGCAACTGGTTCATCTACTGAGGTCCGCCATGAAGAAGCTATATTCCCTGACCGCTGGCCTGCTCGCGGGCCTACTGCTGACGCTCGCTGCACCGCTTCAGGCGGCCTATGCGCCTGGCATCACTGCCGGCACCAACACCACGCCATCGACGGACGTGGTGACGGTCCAGACCGCGCGCGCGAACGCATGGAACTACGCGGCGGCGTCCGGCGGCATCACGAACACGACTGCCGTCACCATCAAGGCGGCGGCTGGCTCCGGCGTCAAGATTTGCCTGACCTCGCTGCAGGTCATCAACGGCCACGCCACCGTAAGCACCGAGGTGCTCGTGCGCGACGGCTCGGCGGGCACTGTCATCTTCCGCGGCTTCGCGCAGGCGGCCGGCGGCGGGTTCGCCTTCAATTTCGACACGCCACTGTGCGGGACGGCCAACACGCTGATGGAAGTGGTCAACGGCACCACGGGCAGCGCGGTGTACGTGAACGCACAGGGCTTCACTGGAGGCTGATCCGTGGCGCGCGCTTCCCTTCGACTGATCGCGACATCCGCAGTCCTCACGGCGCTGCTGTGCGCCACCCTGAACAGCGAGGCCGGGGTGTTCGGCCACCGTCGAGCGGCTGCGCTGTCCGCCGGCGGCGGCGCGGGCAGCAACTCGGGGCTGTATGCCGGCTTCACACCAACGATCTACGCAGCCCCGGCGGATGTCGGCAGCGGCAACGGGTCGAGCGAAGCAAACGCGATGGACCTGCCGACCGCCTTGGCAACCGCTTCGGCCGGAGCGATCATCGGCGTCACGCCTGGCACGTACACGGGCACCAATCCCAATGACCGGTGGACGCCGGCCTGGCGCATCGCCGCCAGCGGCACCAGCGGCAGTCCGATCCGCGTCGTGGCCAAGTACGCGGCGGCGCTGTACGGCACCAACCTGTCCGAGATGCGCAGCGGCACCACGACCGAGGGCGCAGGCGGTCCCGCGTTTGGCGTCAATGGCTACGACTACCAGGAGTGGATCGGTTTCTACGTCGATGAAACCAACAGCGCGACGCACCCGGACACCGGCCCTGCGGTGCTCACCGGCACCACAGGCTCGAAGATCCTGCTCTCGCACATCATCGGCAAGACCAGCTATGCGCCCGGCGACAATCACGTTGGCATCCGCGTCGAGGGTACCTACGGCGTCACGGTGGCGGACAACAAGATCCACGGCTTCTACTGCACGGTCGTGTCGCCGATCAATGGTACCGGCATCGAGACGTACACCAGCGGCAACGTCACGATCCGCAACAACACCATCTACGACAGCGGCGCCGGCATCCACCTGAAGGCCGATGGCGACGACGCATCGAGCAGCGGCGATACGCCGGATGGGCTCAAGGGCTGGTTCGTCGTCACGCGCAACTTCGTGCATGACGTGACCAAGGCTGGGCTCGTCGCCGGCCGCAGCTACTCGGGCTACGATCGACAGATCACGCAGAACATCTTGCATGCGGTGAACAACACCGACGACGGCTATGGGCTCATCACGTGGACCTATCCGCCCGACGAGCCGCGCAGGCTGAAGATCCAGAACAACACGATCTACGGCTCCGGCAGCCTCGTGTCGGGCGTGTTCCACAAGGGCGTGCTGGAAGCGAGTAACCAGTTCTACAACAACATCGTGGTCGCGCCGTATCGCGCGATCTACCAGGAAGGGCTGGTCACCTTCAGCACCACGTACTGGGAGGCCGAGCACAACTGCTACTATGGCTACGGCACGTTCGGCACGATCATGGGCTCGAACATCTCGCTCGCCACCTACCAGAGCACCTACAGCATGGACCAGGTGTCCCCATCGGCAGTGAGCACCGATCCGCTGTTCACGAACGTCGGCACGCTCGACTTCACGCTGCAGGGCGGCTCGCCGTGCCGCAACGTCGGCCGTGACCTGCTGAACCTCTCGAACCTCGGCGTCGGCGCGACGATCAACGCCGGCGCCTACATCACTGGCACCGAGACGATCGGAGTGCGGAGCTGACATGCGACAACTGAAGCGCCTGCTACTTCTGCTTGCGGTCGCGCTGGCCTGCAATTCCGTCTACGCCGCGGGCTCGCTGCGCGTCCAGAACACGGCATCCGGCACCACTGGGACGATCACCGCGCAGCTCGTCGGCGTGCAGGCCGGCGACCTGCTGGCAGCCTGCATCTACGAGCGCGACGGCAATTCGGTCACGACGCCATCGGATGATGTGAACGGCACGTGGTCGCTCGCTGCGACGCGCGCCACGACGGCCGCGCGTGCTGGGCTGTACTACTTCCAGAACTCGGCAGCGGGCAGCCCGACCGTCTCGCTGACCATCAGCGGCACGTCGCCGCGCGACATGAACGTCATGGCCTTCAGCGGCATGGCGACGACCGGCGGCGCTAATGCGACCAACAACGCCGGAAACAGCTCGACGACCAGCCAGACGCATGGCTCAGTGACGCCAAGCGCCTCGGCGCTGATCGTCGCCTGTCTGGGCTCCGGCAATGACCACGGTGGGCGCACTCTCAATTCCGGGTTCACCGGGCTGAACATCGACGCTGGCGCCAGCACCAACCGCCAAATCTATGCGTACAAGGCCGCGCACACCGGAGCGATCAATGTCACGCACACCACCACCAACAGCGTCAGCTCAGACGCTGTGGTGGCGGCATTTCTTGAGACGGCAGGCAGCAGCACACCGGCGTTTCGCACCGCGCTACTCGGCGTCGGCAAGTAATGCCGCCCGCTTTTCAGTCAATCGTCGGAGCAGGGAATGGACACTGAACATCTGAAGCTAATCATGGCCTCGCCGGTCGCACTATTCGCGCTGATGCTGCTCGCCAGCGTCGGCTCGGCGCTCAAGCAGCTGTCGGTGGCCCGCAGGAACGGCGCCAGCATGTCCTGCAAGGAGTACCTGCTGCACTGGCCAGAAACCTCCTCCACGCTCATCGGCAACGTGCTGGCCCTCGCCGTGCTTCTGCACTTCGACGTGCTCAACGTGGCGAGCGCCATCGGCGTCGGGTATGGCGTGAACAGCCTTTCGGACCTGCTGACCACCTACGGGCGCTCGGCCAAGCTGAACGTCGGCCCCTAGTCCGGCGCAGTGCTGCACGCTCGCCCGTTGTTTTATTCATGAGTCGGGCGATATTTTCTCGGTCCATCTCGGCTCCGGAGATGGCGATGAGGCGCAACCAGAAGCAGGTCATTACCGGGAGAGTTACGCGCGGCACCAAAATCGAATGGTGCCGTCGCGCCAAGTCCGACGCCGCGGCCAACGACCCCGAGCGGCTGAAAAAGGCCAGCCACGATCTAGTCAAAATGGCCGTCCGCGCTATGGTGGTCAGCACTGACCCCTCTGGAGCGCGGAATGGATGACGATGCCCTGTTCGGCGCGCTGGCCGCGGAAACCGAGCTCGCGCGCGTCATCCTCAAGCGCGGCGTCATCAGCCGCCATTACCTCTCCAGCGCAGACCTGAAGATCCTGCAGCAGCAGGCCGCGATCATTGGAGATATCGACGTGGCGAAATACCTGACCGGACTGAAGAAGGCTACCCAGCCAGCCCCGGTGGACAACGCGCCCCCTACGGTGCCGACCGGCTTGGCCGCGGTGGCGCTGTCCGCGACCAGCATCCGCCTCACGTGGACCCGCTCGACGGACGCAGGCACCGGCGTGGCCGGCTACCGCATCTTCCGCAACGGCCAGTTCGTCACCACGATCAATGACATCCCGGGCGGGATGACCTTCGACGACACGGGTCTGTCGCCCATCACCATCTACACGTACACGGTGGCCGCGTACGACCGCGCCTCCCCGGTCGCCAACACCAGCGCCCAGTCCCTGCCCGCCTCGGCCACGACCAACGCTCCCCCGGCCGACACGACGCCCCCCACGGTGCCCACGGGCCTCGTTTGCACAGCGCTCGACCAGACTCGCATCGCAGCGACCTGGAACGCATCGACGGACGCGCAGAGCGGCGTGCATAACTACGACGTGTACCTCGGCGGCGTATTCAACCAGACCGTCACCGGGACCAGCGCCACCATCACCGGCCTCGCTGCGAGCACGCTCTACAATGTGCAGGTGCTGGCCCGCGACAACGCCACGGTGCCGAATGTCAGCGCCCTGTGCACCGCGGTTCCCTGCACCACGCTCGCCAACCAGCCGGGCAGTGCCTACCGGGTGAACGCGGGCGGCGCCGCCGTGGATGACCCGCAGGGCAACACGTACGTCGCAGACGAGGCATTCACCGGATCCACGGCGCTCGACTGGCAGCAGCTGGGCGTCGCAGGAATCAGCAACGACCAAGGCATCCCGCGCCTATACCTGACCGAGCGCTACGGCGCCGGCATGCACTTCACCAAGAACTTCCCGAACGGGCAGTACATCGTCCGCATCCACTTCTGCGAGAACTACATCACCTGGCCGACCGGTGCCGGCGTTCGCGTCATGACCATCGTGATCAATGGCGTCACGGTCACGAGCTCGCTGGACGTGTTTGCCCTGGTGGGGCCGCACGCGGCCATGTACGTGGACTACCCGGTCACGATCACCAACGGGCAGCTCGATATTGTGTTCAGCGCCGTGAACCAGAACGGCATGTGCAACGGCATCGAAGTGATTTCCACTGGCGCCAATGCCGATATCGTTGCGCCGACCGTCCCCTCTGGCGTAGTGGCCACGGCGCTGTCGGATACCGCGATTGGCCTCACGTGGAACGACAGCACCGATGTGGGCACGGGGCTCGGCGGCTACCGCATCAAGCGCAATGGCGCGCTGGTCGGAACCAGCACCGGGCCGTCCTTTCAGGACAGCGGCCTGACGCCCAACACCCTGTACAACTACACGATCGAGGCGTTCGACAAAGCCTCGCCGCCCAATATCTCAGCCCCGAGTGGCATTGCCGCAGCCACCACGAAGCAGGCGACCGTCGATACCAGCTCCATGAAGGTGCTCTATCGCTGGTGCGACTACACCGCGCGCATGACCGAGTTCCTCACCGCGCCGGCTGGCAGCTATGGCGTCGCCATCTACAACACCAACAAGAACCTGTACGACGACTACACCGGCGGCATCGACCCGATCATCACCAGCAACATTGCCGCGATCCATACCGCGAATCTGAAGCTGCTGGGGCACATCACGGGCGTGGAGACGGTCAACGGCCTGCAGAAGCGCACGTCAGCGGCGTCGTTCCTGACCCGCGCCAATGCGTGGTTCGCCGCCTGCCCCACCCTCGATGGATTGTTCGTCGGCGCGGCCGCGCGCGACAGCTCGGACTGGGTAGCCGAGTGGGCCATCATCATCGACAACTTCCACGCCACCCACCCCGGGAAGGTGCTGTTCTTCCACGGCGGCGACGGACTGGGCGGGTTGCCGGCCGCGACCGACGCCGAAATGCAGATTCTTGCCAACAAGGCCGACAACCTGCTGATGGCCGAGGAGTGGAATAACACCGGTCACTCCGCCAGCCCGTCCGTGCCGACCTTCCCGGCATGGATGAGCAGCTACCCGCGCTCGAAGTTCTCCGCCATCGAGAACAACATCAGCCTGGCGAACATGCCGGCGATGGAAGCCTACTTTCTCGCGCACAACATCGGCTTCGCCTACATCACCGACGTGGACGTGCCGAACGCCGAGAACGCGACGTACTGGAGCAATTTCAAAGCGGGCCTTGGTGGCGGCACGCCCCCGACCGCGCTCGGAATTCCGGTCATCGGCACGATCACCGGAGGCGCGGGCGCTGTGTCGGTGCCGTGGTCCTCGGTGGCCGGGGCAACCGGCTACGACCTGTTCCGCGATGGCGTGCTGCTGGCTGCCGGCGCAACGTCCCCCTACACCGACGCCACGTTCGGCGCCAACGAGTCTCACAACTATCAGGTGCGCGCGAAGAACGCGACCCTGTTCTCCAGCCTCAGCGCGCCTGTCACCTACAGCACCGTCACGGCGACGACCAACGCCAACTTCCCGATGCTGCCCAATGGCGTGCTCAACCAGAACGGCGGGCACCGGGATCTTACGAAGCACCCGTTCCTGCCGGACTCGCCCTGGAACCAGCCGATCCGCGACTCGGCCGTGTTCACCGAAGCCTATATCCACGTGATCCCGAGCGCCGAGGACTACTCGATCATCAATGGGCAGCCGATGTTCTACAACATCGCCAAGGGCTACTACGAGCCCATCACGGGTGACATTGTGGGCGCGGGCGGCGTGTACACGCAGATGGATCCCACGCTGCCACTGACGGATGTGGGCGTGAACAAGAACGGCCCCACCGGCGATGCCTCGATGGGCGTGGACCGCTGCACCCCGGGCCCGACCGTGTTCCAGCTGCCGTGGCCACCGGCGCTCTACATCGAATCGAACCCGAGCGACGGCCACTATCAGGTGCTGACCAGCGACGGCGACACCTACAAGGAAGCCTCGTACATCCAGCGTTGCGCGGCCTTCGGTGGCCGCATCGCGCAGTATGCGGACGTGCCCGACCAGGGGAGTCTCAAGGGCAACGGCCTCACCTACGGCTCGCACGGCGCATCGCACGTCACCTCACTCGGTGGCCTGCTGCGCCAATGGGAAATGATCCCGGTTGCCCGCGGAGGCCTCGGCTTCGCGCGCCACGCGATCGCCCTCGGCCTCGCGCTCTACCACGGCCGCTCGCTCGACTACCCGGATGCCCAGCGCATCAGCACCGACGTGCGCGAAGTCGGGCCGATGCACACTGACAAGCTGTTCAACGCCGCCAAGGGCTACTACGCGGGCGAGTATTCGGTACGCGGTTACGGTGGCCCGAACAATGGCCCTGGTCCGTACGCCCGCCTGACGACCGTGCGCGTGGGCTCGCGCATCGCCGTGCCGCTCAGCCTGCTCAGTACGCTGTATGGGCAGATGCAGTCCGAGTTCGGCCAGCTGCTGCTGCAGTCGATGGTCTACTACGGCGGCTACAACATGGACACGGGCGAAATGACCAAGATGAACTTCTACGCCAGCGGTGGCGTGGGACCGGTCGCGCCGCTCGATGACTTCGTGACCACCTGGGAGAACGTGTACCAGGCCCCGTTCCGCTGCCGTGGCGACTGGTCCGCGCAGTGGGCGACGGCGCCGAACAAGAACGCGCTGCCCGCGTGGCTCCAGGTGGTCGGTCCCATGGGCATCGACGTGGATCTCATCTTCCGCAACGCCAAGGTCGTCAGCAACGATGGCCCGGGCGCGTGGGGCGGCGGCACGGGCTCTCCCCTGCAGCCGATGGCGCCCCTATGAGCGTGCGCTTCGACGCCAACGGGAAGTACCTGTCGCGCTCGAGCAGCCTTCCCTCGAGCCTGACGGCGTTCACCGCATGCGGCCATGCCGTGATCCTTTCCGATCGCGGCACCGGCGTGACGCAGACCATCTGGTGCTTCGGCGGCAAGAAGACCGTCAACGACGACGCCCTGCCTGTGCAGCTGTGCTACGGCGACCTCGGCTCCGTCATGGCGATCGAGTCGTACGACGGCACCACGGGTGCGGGCAGCAACTTTGCCAGCCGGCCGGCGCTCAATCGCCCGTTCTTCTGGTACGTCCGGTGCAACAGCAGCGGAGCGAACGGCGTGGAGGCGGGCTGGGGCTATACCGACGACACCTCCGCCATGGTCACGCAGACGGTGACGCTCCAGACCAACGCGCAGACCGTGTACGCGGCGAACCGCACCTGCTACTGGAGCTACCGCGGCTCAACGTTCTCGCCCAGCAACGATGCCTGGGTGGACAGCCGCAACAGCTTCCTGCAGCTGCACAGCGCCTACCTGTCCACCGCCGACCTGGCCGCGCTCCGCTACCGCCAGCAGATCTCGAGCTGGGCGAACAACGCGCTGTACGTGCGCGGCGAGAAGGACGCGACCACTGACCAGACCGGCACGGCGAACCTGACCGCCACCGGATCGCCCGCCCTCGAGGCGGGCATTCCACAGTTCTACCAGCGGCGCCGGAATCGCCGCGCATTGAGGGCCGCATAAATGGCTGATCTTGCAGTTGCCGCTGGCAGTACCAGCGTATCGCTTCTGATCTTCATTGGTGACTCGCGCACCAGTGACGGCAGCGGCCTCCCTGGGCTCGTGTTCAACAGCGCCGGCCTGACCTGCTACTACGACCAGCCGGGCCAGTCGGCCGTGGCCGTCACGCTCGCCACGCTGGCCGCGGCGAACAGCGCCTGGGCCTCGGGCGGCTTCAAGGAGGTGGACGCCACGAACATGCCGGGCGTGTACCGCTTCGATCCGCCGAACGCCGCGCTGACCGGCGGCCGCGCCGTGAAATTCCTGTTCAAGGGCGCCGCCAACATGGTCGTGACGGTGCTCGATATCGACCTCATCAACGACGCGACGGCGAACGCCACCGCAGTGAACGCCATCAAGGCCAAGACTGACCAGCTGACGTTCACCGTGACGAACATCCTCGACGTGAACGTAAAGTACCGGCTCGACGTGGCGGAGGATGCGCGCCTGCTGGGCCAGTGCCAGAACGGAGGCGCGGGCGACCGCTGCATCCTGCAGAACGGCGAGGCGCGCGTGCAGCAGGGCGACGTGTTGGAGATTTACGCCGGCACCGGCATCTACGGCGAAATCACCGTGGACACCGTGACCGGCAGCGGCGGCTCCGCGCCGGTGGCGATCGCGGTCAAGAACCAGACGTGGCAGTTCGGTACGCCCGACAGCACCTCGAAGTACCGCATCAAGAAGCAGGGCGGGCTCGCCCCCTACGCCACCGACCCGAGCCCCAACGGCACCGGGCGCCCGACCGTGTGCGTGATGGAAGTGAAGACCACGACGCTGCAGCCGGGCAGCGCGAGCAACGAGCGGTACGGAGGCTGACGTGACGACCAAGATTGACCTTACACAGCAGGAAGTGCCGGATGTGCCGACGCTCATCCCCGACCCGCTCATTCCTGACCAGCAGGCGACGGGCAGCGCGAGCCCGGTTCCCGCCACGACCTCGGGTGCGAGCACGACCAAGGCAGGCGGCGCGAACGACAGCGGCGCGCCGGTGGCGCAGCTGGGCGACCCGCAGGTGCAGGCCCTGATCCCGGGCGGCACCAGCGTGCAGGCCACGAAGAACCCCGTGGTCGCTGGCGTCAGCGACAACGAGCTCGTGTCTGGCAACCTCAACAAGCTCCTCGCTCAGGGCAGCCCCTACCTCGAGAAGGCACGTTCCGACTCCCTGCAGATGGCGCTCGGCCGCGGGCTGCAGAACAGCTCGATCGCGGCCGGCGCGGGCGAAGCTGCGGCCATCGGCGCGGCGCTCCCGATCGCGCAGGGCGATGCGCAGGTGCAGACCGCGCGCACCACGGCGGACCTTGCGGCGCTCAACAACGCGGCTTCCCAGCAGGCCGCGGCCGACGCGAACATCAACCAGATCCTGACGCAGGGTGACGTGAACACCAAGCTGCAGGCCTCGGCCAACGCCTACGACGCGATCAAGCAGAAGCTCGAGCAGGGCTTCCAGCTCACGCTGACGGACAAGAACTTCCAGAACCAGCAGGCGCTCGCCTACCAGGCGTCGGGTCTCGATATCGCCAAGATCAACCAGCAGCACCAGAACACGCTGGAGGAAATCGCCGCGCAGGCGAAGGCCAACCAGTCGCAGTTCGGCCCACAGCTGCAGACCCAGTACCTGGCGGCGGTGAGCAACCGCATGCAGTACGCGAGCCAGGAGGTGGCGTCGATCTACCAGACGCAGGGGCTCTCGAGCGAGCAGCAGCAGACGGCGGTGTCCAACGCCTACGCGCGCATGCAGTCGGACATTGCGGCCATCCAGAGCTACTACAAGCAGTCGCCGCTGTGGGATCCGAACTTCCAGACCGCTGCGCCGAGCTCGGGCACCGGGAGCGCGAGCCAGCTCATTCCGACCCAGCAGCAGCAGTCGCCGACGGAAGTGCCTTACGACCCCTGGGGGCAGGGCGGCGCGCGACCGTGATCCGCCGCGCGACTCTCGCGGACGTGGTGGCAATGGAGGCGATCGCGCTGCGCCTGAAGCGCAAGACCGAGCTCGCCACCGTGAAAGTGGAGTTCGAGCGCGCGCGCAAGGCGTGCCGCCAGTGCATTTCCAGCCCCCAGGGCTGCGCGCTGGTGGACGAGCGCGAGGGCCGCGTGTGGGGCTTCGTGATCGGCGTCTCGGAGCACTTCTGGTTCAGCACCGAGCGGTACTTCTCGGACCTGTGCATCTTCAGCACGCGCATCGGTGGCTTCGAGCGGCTGCTGGATGCGTTTCTCGAGTGGGGCCGGGGCAAGGGCGCCACGCCGATTCTTGCCCAGAGCTCTGGACGGAATCAGGAACGGGTTAGAGCATTGTACGAAGCCAAGGGGCTGCTGCTGGTCGGCGGCGTGTACATGGGCGAAAAGCCGATCGTGGTCCCCCAACTCAGGAGCGTGCGATGAGCGGCGTAGTCAATACGATCAAAAAGGTTTTCAAGAAGGTGGTGGACTTCATTAAGCCCATCGCCAAGGTGGTGCTGATCGCCGCGGCCATCTACTTCACCGCTGGCGTGGCCATGTCGTACTTCGGGGCAACGTCCGCATTCGCGGCATCGATGCCAGGATTCGCTGCAAACGGCGTGGCTGGAGCAGGAGTCTTCAGCCACGCCGCCGCCAGCATCGGACTCGGAGGTGGACTCGCGCACGGTGCCGCGATCGCCAATGCGGCCACTGCGGCGAGCGCCGCGGGCGCCGCGGGCGGCGGCGCGACGGCGTACGCGCTGGGCGCGCAGGCTCCGGCTGCCGGCACGGCCGCCGTCGCGGAGAACGCCACGGCCGCGGGCGCGGAAGTCGCGGGCACGGCGGGCACGGGCGCAGCCACCACGGCCGGCGCAGTGGCGCCTGGTGCCGTCACGGCCGGAACCGTCGCGCCTGCTGCAGCCACCACTGGCGCCACTCTCGGCGCGAAGATCGCAGGCGCCTCGCTCACCGACAAGCTACTGATGGCGAGCCTCGGCACGAACCTCGTGAGCGGCCTCACCGCGCCGAGCGTGCAGGAAGTCGAGGCGGCGAAAAAGTCGTTCTACGGCTCCTTCTACGGCGTCGATTCCAGCGGCAAGGGCGCACCGGCGCCGATGCCCTACGCGCAGGCCAACGCGAAGATCCCGGGCGTGGCGATCCCGGGCCAGAACACCGCGTACGTGGACGACCTCGGCAAGCCATCGGATGCCTCGAGCACGCAGCAGAGCGCGCTGGCCGCGAAGCTGATTCCCGACATTCCCTACAGCGGGCAGCCGCTGGCAGGGAGCCGCCCTGACTACGCTGTCCAGGGCAGCACCCCGCTCGTCAACCCGAGGATCATCCCGTCATGATCCCGCAGGTTCAAACGCTTCCACCGAACCCCCCGCAGCAGCCCATGGCCCCACCGGGCGTGCCCCCCGCGCCCGCTGCCTCCCCGCCGCCGCAAAGTGGGGTTGCTGCCGGTGGCGTGCCGGGGGCGCAGCCTTCTGCGCCTCCGGTGCCTACCGACCAGGCTGCCGGCACCGGCCCCGCGCCGGGCGACCCCGAGGCGACGCCCGATGGCGAGCCGCGCCCGCGCCTGATCCCCGGCACCGACGCGCAGAGCGGAGACGTGCCAGCCTCGCGCGGCGAGGAGGCGGATCTCCGTCAGGCCGTGACCAAGGCGCTGTACATGATCCACGGCCGACAGAGCCGCGACGCCGTGCTTTCGAGCATGCACAACCCCAATGAAACCATCAGCCAGGCGGTGGGCCGCACGGCCGCGCACATCCTGATGACGGTCGAGGACCAGAAGAAGGCGAGCGGCGCCGGTCCCATCGACCACGAGGTGCTGAAGGAAGCGGCCAGCTACGTGCTGCCCGAGCTCCTGCAGGTGGGCATCAGTGCCGGCCTGTTCAACCTGCGCCCGCCCGCGGGCGAGGCCGATGGCGCGCCTGCGCCCGCCGCCACCGACGAGGCGAGCGGCCCGGGCGTGGGCACCGATGCGTACAACAAGGTTCTGCGCATGGCGATGCTGGAAGCCACGAAGGTGTACGGCGAGAAGCAGCTGCAGGGCCCGAACGCGAAGCAGCTCACCGAGCAGGCGCAGAACGATTGGGCGCGCGGTGTCGCGCAGGAAGTGCAGGACGGCACCGCCAGCCCGCAGTACATGAAGATGGTCGGTCGCGCCGGGCAGCAGCAGGCCGCTCCGCAGCTGATCCCGCAGGAGGCCGCGCAGTGAACATCAGTGAAGGCTTCGGCCGCGCCGCACAGTCGCTCGGCCAGTGGGCGAACATTTCGGCCAACCGCGACATGCAGGAGCTGCGCGACCTGCGCGCGGAGAACCTCGCGCGCTTCCAGATCGACAAGCAGCACACCCATGACCTCGAGATTTCCGACCGTCAGATCAAGGCGCAGAAGGAAATCACCGATCGCACGCTCAAGGCCCAGGCGGAGCGCGACGAGGCAACCGGCAAGCGCCAGCACGAGGAAAATGAGTACATGCTGAAGCGCTACGGCTCGATGGCCGACGCGCAGATGCGCAACACCAACGCGCGCGAGGACGCGGCCACCGAGCGCCAGCGCCAGCAGCTCATTTCCGAGAACCGCCGCCGCATCCAGCAGCTGTCGCAGAACACCGCCGCGGAGCGCCGCCGCCTGCAAGCCGAGTACGGCACGCTGGCAGCCTCGTATCGACGCGACCAAGGCCTCAGCGGCGATGCGCTGGTGAAGGCGATCGCCTCGGATCCTCAAGGCTCGCAGCTCGCCCAGCAGATGCGCCAGCTCGAAATGGACCACGCCAACGGTATGGCCGAGCTCACGCTGCAGGGCGCGGACCTCGGCGACAACTTGTTCCGCGGCAAGAACGATGACGACATTGCCGGCGGTGGCGTGAGCCCCGACGACACCGAGGCCACCGACATGCCGCAGATGGCTGGCATGACGCCCCCGCCGCGCACCTCGAAGGTGGGGCCGCTGAAGCCGAACCTGCAGCTGATCCCCACGACGCAATCCATCTTCGGGGCGGGTACGCCGCAGCAGGGCGCCGGCAACGCGCCGAATCTCATCCCGGGCTACTGACACCATGGCCGACCAGCGGGGCTACCAGTCCTGGGTTTCGCAGCTTCCGCGCAAACCCGGGCCAACGGCCGACACGGACTACATCCAGTCGCCTGCCGACGGCCTCTGGTACACGGTGCCCAAACTACCAGGCGACGCCGCACCGCCAGCCGAGCCGGTGGCCGCTGCGCCTGCCGAACAGCCCTCCGCAGTGGGCCAGCACCTGCAGGGCGTGTGGGACAAGACCAAGAACTTCATCCCCGAGCTGATCCAGGCGCTACCCAGCGCGGGCGAACTGCTGCACGAGAACGTAGCAGCGTCGATGGAGCGTGCGAAGCAGAACCTGATCGCCACGCCGGATGACGGCTCGATGAGTTCGAGCATTCGCCGCCGCGTGGGCGAAGCGCTGCGCTTCGGTATGCCGAACCTGCTGGCGCCGGTCGATGCCGGCATGGGCAAGATGCTCCAGCCGCTGGCCGAAGGCATGGCGGATCGCACCAAGCTGATCCCCGAGACGGCCGCGGAGCAGGCGAAGAACGCGCGGCCGGACCTCATCGACTCGGCCGGCGCCGCGGTGACGGCGAAGGACTGGCGCGGCGCGCCGCTCGACTCCGCCCTGCAGCTGGCCGGCGAAGCGGCCGATTCCGTGGTGGACATGGGCAAGGCTGCCTACGAACACCCGGGCGCTATGGCGGGCTCCCTGATCGGGCAGACGGTGATGAACCCGCAGTACCTCGCCGTGGGCGACCTGGGCGGCGCTGCGGCGGGCGCCCGCGTGGCGCGCGCGGCCGGCGCTGGCGAGAAGGGCGCGAAGATGGCCGCGGCGCTCGGCCGCATCGGCGGCGAAGCGACCAGCCTGGCCGGACTCATGGCCGGCACGGAGGCCCTGCGCCAAGCCGGCGATCGGCCGGCGATGGACTGGGAGGAGGTGGCGCGCCAGGGCGGCGGGGGCGCGGTGCTGGGCGGCGCGTTCGGCGCCATCCACAGCCTCAATGCCCCCGCGCCCCTCGAGACGCTGCGCCGGCCCCAGCCGGGAGACTTCCCCGAGGGCCCTGAAGTCCCCGGCACACCCGAAGTAACCGGCCCCGAGGGCGGTGACGCGCTGCCGAACCCCAATGCACCGCCCCCGGCGCCAGAGCCACCAGGAAGCCCTACGGGCGGCGCAGGCGAGGGCAAGCCGGTAGTCCGGCCCAAGAAGCTTTCCGAGCTCCGCGACTACGCCATTCAGGCTGGCGTGGATCCGGCGATGGTGGACCAGATCACCGGCGCGCGGCTGCGCCGGAAGATCACCCAGCCCGAGGCGTTCAAGCAGCTGAACGACCTGATCGACGCCGTGGAGAAGCCGGCCCAGGAGGCGGCGCAGACTGGGGGCGAAAAGGCCGAAACCGGGACGAATTCACCTTCCGTCCCTCCTGCCGACGCTGCGCCGACGCTGCAGCCGGACGAAACCGGCCACGTGGAAACGACGGTCGCCGGCCAGCAAGTGCGGGTAAACGTGAATCCGACCGAGGGCCAGAAGGCCACCGGCAACTACGCGAAGGGCCACGTGACCGTGCAGGGCCTGCCGGTGACGATCGAGAACCCCAAGGGCACCACCCGTAGCGGCGAGAACTTCGACGGCAAGCCGTGGACCAGCACCCTCGCGCACGACTACGGCTACGTGAAGGGCACCGTGGGCGCGGACGGCGACCACGTGGACGCCTACGTGGGCCCGAACCCCGAGGCCGAGCAGGTGTACGTCATCGACCAGCACGGCTCCGCCGCGCAGGGCCAGATGGGGTTCGATGAGCACAAGGCGATGCTCGGCTTCGACAGCGCCGAGGACGCGCTGAAGGGCTACCGCGCGAACTTCCCCGAGGGCTGGGACGGCGCGCAGCACGTCACCACGATGACGGTGCCGGAGTTCAAGGACTGGCTGAAGAAGCCGGGCGCGTCGCGCCGGCCGCTGGCGGGCAGCGAGCATGCGCCCATCGGTCAGAAGGTCCGCTACAGCATCGACAACGGCAAGCTGTCGGCCCGCCTCGAGCCGACGACTGGTGCTGAAACTGCAACAGCCGCACCCCCGACCGAGGCCCCCGCTGCGCCACCGGTGGAACAGCCGAAGCCGACGCTGCGCGAAACCATCGAGGCGAAGAAAGCCGCTGTCGAGACGCCGCCTGCCGCCGCCGAGACGCCGAAGCCCACCCTGCGCGAGCAGGCGGAGCAGCGGAAGGCCGATTCGCAGCCCGTTGAAGGAACGCTCACTGAGCGCACGCTGCCGCACCCGCGATACCCCACGCCGCTGGCGGAGATCCACACGTTCCAGACGAAGAACGGCAAGTGGGGCGCGCAGCCGTCTTACGGCACGATGCTTCGCAGCGAGTCGGGCCCGAAGTACCCGGGCACGTACGCCACCGAGGCGGAGGCCCTCGAGGCGGGCAAGGCGCGCATCCGCAAGGGGTTGGACAAGCCTTACGAGACCACCACGCAGAACGACGAGCGCGATCGCCAGAAGATCCTCAAGTGGGTGGACCAGCAGAAGCCGAACGAGGCGCACGCGCCGGCCCCGCCGCAGCAGCAGGAGCAGGACGACGAGACGGTCACGGAGCTGCCCGAGCTCGAGCCCGAGTGGACCGGAAAGCCCGCCAGCGATGAGGACGCGGCGGCGCTCGAGGAGCACGGCATCGACCTGTCCGGCAAGGACTGGCCGACCATCGAGAAGATGCACGGCGACGGCTACCGCATCTTCGGCTTCCATGAGCAGGACGAAGACGGCGCGATGGAGCTGCCCAACATCGGGGACGTGCGCCGCTTCACGAATGACGCCCTGGTGGCGCTGCCGCCGGCCGCGGAGCCCGAGCCGGCGCCGGCCAGCGACCCAGAGGCGAAGTTCATCGATACCATCGGTGAGCGCACGCTCGGCGCGTTCGGTCAGAAGGCAGTCCGCGACATCGTGGAGGCGCGCAAGCTCTACGAGGAAATCACCGGCACCAAGCCCACCGGCGTCACGCAGAAGCGCGTGGACGAGCTCGTGGAGCGCGCGATAGTCCAGCAGGCGCGCAGCGTGGTCGAGCAAGGAATGAGCCCTGGCGACACATTCGACACGCTCGTGCACATGTACGGACGGCAGCCGAACCTCGGCACCCGTACCAGCACCTCGATCGAGCAGCAGGCCTACAGCACGCCCGCCCCGCTGGCCTACGTCGCTGCGAAGCTGGCCGGCATCGGCAAGGACACGACGGTGCTGGAGCCCACCGCTGGCAACGGCATGCTGCTGATCACGGCCAGCCCGAAGAACGCCGTGGTCAACGAACTCAACCCCGACCGCGCCGCCTCCCTCGAGGCGCAGGGCTTCCGTGTGACGCAGAAGGACGCCGCGGAGGGGAATCTGCGGCACTCGGGCTACCCGGTGGACGCCGTGATCGCCAACCCGCCCTTCGGCGTCGTGCGTACGGCTGCCGGCGAGGCCAAGACGTTTACCATTGACGGCCTGTTCAGGACCGGCGAAATCGACCACGCCATCAGCTTCCGCGCGCTCCAGCACATGGCCGACGACGGCCGCGCCGTGCTCATCATCGGTGGCGTGAACAAGCAGGCCAGCAGCACCGAGGCACGCTCCGACGCCTACAACGGGGCGGCGAAGCGGCGGTTCTTCTGGAACCTGTACAACAACTACAACGTCACCGACCACTTTACGGTGGCCGGCGAGCTCTACGCCAAGCAGGGCGCTGCCTGGCCGGTGGACGTGATCGTCATTCATGGCCGCGGGAAGTCGGCGCGGGCGCTGCCTGCTGTTGACGTTCCGCGGGTGTATAGTTCGTGGGCAGACCTGAAGCCCGTTCTGGAGGGCGCAAATGAGCCTGATCGCCTGGTCCCCGGTGCTGGAGCACAACGGCCCGCTGCTGATGAGCGTGCGGGCGAAGCAGGGCGCGAGCCTGAACTACGAGGCGTACCTGCACCTGCTGAACGAGCGCCTGCAGGGCCTGGTGAACGCGACGCCGAATCCGCAGGAAACGGTCAGCAAGCTGAACCGGTGGCTGGAGGAGAGCGGCCTGCTGAGCGGCCCGCTGTCGAGCCCGCCCGAGGAAGCAGCGCAGCTCCTGATCTGCAGCAACCCGACCGTGAGACTGCGCCTGTCGGCGGCGGGGCTGGGACACCAGCCGGTGACGCCGGAGCCGCAGCTATCGGCGGGGGCGGCACTGAAGGCGGACCAGGAGGAGCCGGCGCTGGCGAGGCTCGAAGCGTGGGTAGCCGCCCTCGCGCAGGTGCCAGTAACCTAGAAGCCCCGCAGCAGCCGTACCAGCCTGCGAGCCGATCCAATGCGATCGGCACCCTTGTCCCGACCAACATGCGCGCGCCGGTGGAGCGTGCGCTCGATGCGCTCGAGCAGCGCAATGGCTCCCTCGATGCGTTCGTAGCCAAGGAGCTCGGCTACAACCCCGCCGAGATCGGCCGCTACTTCTCCGCCGAGCAGGTGGACGCCCTGGGCCTCGCGCTCCAGCAGATGAAGTCGGGTAAGGGCTTCATCATCGGCGACCAGACCGGCATCGGTAAGGGCCGTGTGGTGGCCGGCGTGATCCGCTGGGCCCTGAAGAACGGGCAGACGCCCATCTTCGTGACCGAGAAGCCGAACCTGTACGCCGACATGTACCGCGACCTGACGGACATTGGCGTGCCCGAGATCCGCCCCGTGATGACCAACGGCGGTGAGCGCGTGCCGCTGGACGACGCTGGCAACGTGGTGCTCAAGACCGGATCCAACCACGCGAAGGAGCTCGCCAAGATGACCGCGAATGCGGACCTCGGCGAGTTCAACATGATCTTCACCACCTACAGCCAGATGCAGACGGTGAAGGAGCAGGCTACTCCGCGCATGCAGTTCCTGTCGGCGTTTGCGCCCAACGCCGTGGTGATCTTCGATGAGTCGCACAACGCGGGCGGCAATGATGCTGGTGGTCGCGCCAAGAAGCGCGAGGACGGGCAGACCAAGGAAGGCCGCGCCGCGTTTGCGCGATCGCTCGCCGGCATGGCCAAGGCCGTGTTCTACAGCTCCGCCACGTACGCCAAGCGGCCGAACGTGATGGATCTGTACTTCAAGACGGACATGGCGCTGGCCGTCGAGGGCGACGTGCGCAAGCTCCCGGGCGCCATCGAAGCAGGCGGCGTGCCGCTGCAGCAGGTGGTCGCTTCGATGCTGACCAATGCCGGACAGTACATCCGGCGCGAACGCAGCTTCGCGGGCGTCGAGTACAACACGCCGCTGGTTCCGGTGGACCGCAACGCCGCCGAACAGATTTCCGCGATCATGCTGGCCGTCAAGCAATTCGATGACCTCAAGTGGGTCATCCTCAAGCAGATCAAGAAAGACCTGAAGGCCGAGGCTTCGACGGTCGAGACGGACGGCGCCACCGGCAAGGCCGGCGTGGAATCGACCAACTTCACGTCGATCATGCACAACATCATCGACCAGATGCTGCTGGCGCTGAAGGCCGACGCAGCCGCCGACCGCGCCATCGCTGCGTTTAAGGCTGGCGAAAAGCCGGTGGTCACGGTCGCCAACACCATGGGCTCGTTCATCGAGGAGTACGCCGCGGATGCGGGCCTGAAGCCCGGCGACGTGATGGCCCTCGGGTTCAAGGCCCTGCTGCGCCGCTACCTCGAGCGCAGCCGCGACTACACGGTGAAGCGGCCGGACGGATCGGTTGAGAAGAAGCGCCTCGAGGACGAGGAGATGGGCCCGAAGGGAGTCGCGTTCTTCCGATCCATCGAGAAGATGATCCGCGACGCCAAGGCGCTGAACGCCGTGCCGGCGAGCCCCATCGATTGGATCCACTACCGCCTCGCCAAGGAAGGCATCAAGAGCTCGGAAATCACCGGCCGCACGCACGTGATCCGCTATGCCGAGGGCAAGGAGCCGGTCTACATGAACCGCTCCGGCCGCGAGACTTCCATCGCCGGTCGCCGCAAGGTCATCACGGACTTCAACAGCGGCGCGCTCGATGTGGTGGTGCTCAACCAGGCCGGCGCCACGGGCCTGTCGCTGCACGCCTCGGAGAAGTTCAAGGACAAGCGCCGCCGCCGCATGATCCTCGCGCAGCCCGAAAAGAACATCGACACCCACATGCAGATGCTGGGCCGCGTGCACCGCACCGGCCAGGTGATCGCCCCCGCCTACGACCAGCTGGTGGCCGATGTGCCGGCCGAGAAGCGCCCGGCGGCGGTGCTGGCGAAGAAGATGGCGAGCCTGAACGCCAACACCACCGGCGCTCGTGGCAGCCAGTTCAGCTCCAAGGAGACGCTGGACTTCATCAACGTGTACGGCGACGAGGCCGTGGCTTCGATGATGGAGGATAACCGCGAGATCCACGAGCGCCTGGGCGAGCCGCTGAGCGGCAACGACGAAGGCACCGGCCTGTCGCGCGAGGAAGCCGCGCGCAAGGTCACGGGCCGTATCCCGCTGCTGCCTGTGGCCGAGCAGGAGGCGTTCTACGAGCAGCTGGCACAGACCTATCAGGAACTGCTGGCGCGCGCGGAGGCCCTCGGGGAAAACGCCCTCGAGGCCAAGACGCTGGACCTCGATGCGCGGCAGGTGGCGAGCACCGAACTGTTCCAGGGCAAGGACTCCAGCAGCCCGTTCAGCGAAGGCGCGTTTGCGCAGACCATGGACGTGAAGCGCCTGGGCAAGCCCTACACCTCGGCGCAGGTGATCGAGCGGTTGGCAACGCGCCTCGGCCTGCCCACCGATTCGACGTTCGGCAAGGTGCAGGCGCACGCGCAGGAACAATGGCAGCGCGATCGCCTCGCCGTGCGGCCCGAATGGCAGAAGTACCTCCTCGAGGAGGAGCGCAAGCTGCTGGACTCGGAAGTCATCAAGGAAGATGCGCGCGAAGGCAAGATGGCCATGCTGCAGGCGATCGGCCGGCAGTGGGAGGACATGGCTGAGAAGCTGGTCCCCGGCCGCACGTACGAGCTCACCACCCCAGAGGGCGTGTCGTTCTACGGTGTGCTCCAGCGCATCGAGCGCAAGAAGGGCGTGAAGATGCCCGTGGCGCGCGGCTCGTGGTCCGCCTACTTCGACGTGGCGGACGGCATGCGCGAAATCAGCTTCCCGTTCTCGAAGATGGTCATTGGGCTGGGCGGCGATATCCCGGTGAACGGCGCGCGCATTCAGCAGCAGGCCTACGATCAGGTGACGCGCACGCCGATCCTCAAGCTGTTCGATGAAGGGCAGACCGCCAGCCGCGAACGCCGCATCATCGTGACCGGCAACCTGCTGGCCGGCTTCAGCAAGGTCAAGAAGGGCCAGATCGTTAACTACACGGACCACGACGGCGCCGTGCAGCAGGGCATTCTGATGCCCAAGAAGTTCGACCTGGCCGAGTTCGCGGAGGAGCAGGCCGTCGAGCTCCCGTACAACACCGTGCGCCGGTTCCTGAACCTCGCCGCGCAGGGCATCGTGCGCAGTGCGGACGGCGCATTCACCATCCGCAACGCCGGATACGATCGCTTCCTGCTGTCCACGCCCAAGAGCAAGGCCGAGGGCGGCAAGTATTTCCTGAACCAGAACCTGCGCACGGCCGTGGGCGACTTCGTGAGCCGCGGCAACGCGATGCACGCCTACGCTGACGGTGGCCAGCTGAGCGAGGTGATGGCGACGCTGCGCAGCCTCGGCGAAAAGCTCTACACCGACACGTTCAAAGACGAGGCGCGCAAGGCGGGCGGCATCGGCATGGGCCAGAAGAAGCCCGCTGCCGCCGACGAGGGTGAGGACGACGGCCAGTACATGGCGCCGGCCGGCATGCCGCGCGTGGACACGGACAACCTGTTGCCCACCGGCGAGGTGGCGCAGTTCCTGAGCGACGTGCGCAAGCACTTCTCCAGCCTCGTGCCGATCCACCTGCACCCGAACGGCGAGGCGCTGGGCCAGGCGCTGGGCAAGGAAGTGCCCAAGGATGCGCTGGGATTCTGGAACCGCCGCGACCAAGACGTGCACATCATCGTGGACCGCGTGCGCTCGCTCGATGAGGCGCGCGAATTGCTCCGCCACGAGCTCGTGGGCCACATGGCGATGGAGCGCCTGCCGGCCTTCCAGAAAGCGCTGGACAGCGTGTGGCAGATGCGCAAGATCGGCGGCTCGTCCATGAAGGGCCTGTGGGCCGAAGTGGACAAGCGCTACCCGGGCCGCTCGGACAACTATCGGGCCCGCGAGGTCATCGCCCTGATGGCGGAGCGCGGCATCCAGAACCGGGTCATCGAGCGCCTCGAGGACGCCATTCGCCGCGAGGTGGACCAGCCGCTGACCGAGGACGAGCTGCGCGCCGTGATCCTGCAGGCCGCGCGCCTGCTGCCCGAGGAAGCGCAGCGCCTGCTGGGCGTCGAGCCGCCGCCTCCGAGCCCGCTGCTGCCCGCGCACGCGCTGGCGGAGTACCCGGCGCCGGAGGACGGCTCACAGAACGCCGAGCTGCAGTTCATGATCCGCACGCCGACCGTGCTGAGCACGCCGGCCGAGCTGCTGAACCGCGTGGGCCGCGGCATGGTGGAGAACGAGGTGGCGCTGTCGATCCGCCGCGTGCTCAACCCGGTGAACATCGACGAGTCGAGCAAGGAGACGGCGCGCATGGCGCGCGCGCAGTTCGGCGTGCTGGCCCGGCAAACCGAAGTGGCCCGCGCCTCCCTCGAGAAGTACGCCCGGCAGATGGATCTTCTGTCGCCGCGCGACCAGCTGCAGATCATCGACGACATTGAGGAAGGCCGTCCGCAGGCGAATCCCGCGTTCCAGCCGATGGCCGACGAGCTGCGCCGGCTGCTGGATCACTGGCGCGAGCGCATCCAGAGCCTGGGCGTCGGCGCGCTGGATAGCTGGATCGAAGACTACTTCCCGCACATGTGGCAGCGCCCCGGTCAGGCCGCGAAGCTGGTCGGCATGATCATGGGTAAGCGCCCATTGAAGGGCCCGGCCAGCTTCCTGAAGAAGCGCACCATTCCCACCACCCGGGAAGGCATCGCCGTTGGCCTGAAGCCCGTGTCCACCAACCCGCTCATCCTCGCGTTCATGAAGATCCGCGAAATGGAGCGCTTCTACACCGGCGTGCGGCTGATGCAGCAGCTGAAGGACGCCGAGCTCGCCATCTTCGTGCGTTCCGGCGCCAAGACTCCGGCCGGCATGGTGGACATTCAGGATGCCGTGGGCCGCGTGCGCCAGTGGAGCGAAACGGAGCGCGGGTTCATCGAGCGTGGCCGCTACGTGATGCCGGAGAATGCGGCGCGCATCATCAACAACCACCTGACCGGTTCGAAGCTGCAGAACTTCGCGCCGTACCATGTGTTCCGCGTGGCGAGCAACATGCTCAACGCCGTGCAGCTCGGATTCAGCGCCTTCCACCTCGGGTTCACGACGCTGGACGCCGTGATTTCCAAGGGCGCGCTGGGCATCGAGCGGCTGGCCGCGGGCGATGCCGCAGGCGCCGCCAAGGCGATGCTCGAGTGGGCCACGGGCCCGGGCGCTGCGGTCGCCAACATCCGCCGCGGCTCCAAGCTCCTCGAGGCGTACACCAACCCGGGCGGCGCGACGCCGCAGCTGCTGCGCATCGCCCGCGCGATGGAGCTCGGCGGCGGTCGCATCGCCATGGACGCCATCTTCAACGTCACCGCTGGCCAGAGCCCGTTCAAGGGCACGAGCGTGTGGTCGCTCGCTCAGGACGTGAAGGCGGCGATGAACAGCCCGCTGAACCGGATGGAGCGCCTGTCCACGGCGCTGCGCAGCTTCCCGCTCCAGTACGCCACCCGGCTGTGGCGTGACCTGCAGGCCATGGCGGCGACGATGCCGAAGTTCCAGATACCGTTCGAGATCGTGGGCCGCGTGGTGCGTGGCACGACCTCGATCATCATGGAGCACATCGTCCCCCTGCAGAAGCTGGGCGTCTTCAGCGACATGGCGGGCGACTACCTGCGCCGCAACCCCAACGCGACGGACGAGGAGCTCGCCGCGGCCATGCAGAAGGCGTGGAACAGCGTGGACAACCGCCTGGGCGAAATGGTCTACGACAACCTGTTCTGGAACCGCACCTTCCGCGACGCGACGCACATTGCCATCCGCGCCGTGGGCTGGAACTACGGCACCATTTCCGAAATCGCCGGTGCCGGCGTGGACATGCTCAAGCTCATCGACAAGGCCGCGCGCAACGGCATTGGCGATGGCGGCGGTGGCGGTGGCGGCGGCAGCCGTAGCGGCCGCGCCGGTGCCGGCGAGCCTGGTCGCGGCGGTGGGGTCACGGTCGATGACCTGGGCCACAAGATCCCCTACGTCATGTCGCTGGTCATCACCACGGCGATCGCCGGCGCCATCCTCACCTACCTCTACACCGGCCACGGCCCCGAGGAGACGGAGGATTACTTCTTCCCGCCCACCGGTGGCGAGACGCTGTACGGCACGAAGCAGCGCCTCTCGCTGCCGGCCTACACGAAGGACATCGTGGAGTACGCGCACGAGCCCGGGCAGACCGCCATGAACAAGCTGAACCCGATGTTCAGCGTGATCGGCTCGCTGTACTCCAACGAGGACTTCATGGGCCGCGCCATCTACAACCCCGGCGACACGCTGGGCGGCAAGGCCGCTGACGTGGCGACCTACCTCAAGAACGAGGCGACGCCGTTCTCGATGCAGCAGCGGCAGGCAGTATCCAAGCCCGGTGACTCGCCGCTGGCGAATGCGCTCAACCGCATCGCGCCGTACGTGGGCCTGACCGCCGCGCCTGGTCGCATCACCAGCCGCGAACAGATCGAGCGTGCGCGCGACCTGCGCAAGGGGCAGGCGTACATGCAGACGCTGAACAGCCGCCTGCAGGAAGCCATCGAGGCGCACGACACGGTGGCGATCCAGAGCCTGACGATGAAGAAGGCCGAGGAGGCGCGGAAACTTCGCGAGCTCGGCGCGCAGGTGCGGATCGATCGTGCGCAGCGCAAGGCCGCGAAGGGCCGCGCCGCCGCTGCTGCTGCCAACGAGGCGCCCTGATGGATGCGGCGGTTGCCTCGGGGCTTGTCTCCCCGAAGGACTCCGTACTGGTCGAGCTCGCCCGCGACTGCTACTACGACCCGCTCACGTGGGTGCATGCCATCTACCCGTGGGGCAAGCCCGGCACCTTCCTTGCTGACAAGGACGGCCCCGACTCGTGGCAGGAGGAAGCCCTGCAGGCGATCGGTGTCGAGGCCGAGCTCGTGGACCAGGGCAAGGGCGCCACCAACGCCGTGCAGGTGGCCATCCGCTCCGGCCACGGCATCGGCAAGACCGCCTTCTCCAGCTGGGTGATCCAGTGGTGGCTCTCCACCCGGCGCGATCCGGCGATGAACGTCACCTCCGGCACCGACGCGCAGCTGAAGACACGCCTGTGGCGCGAGCTCGCCAAGTGGCACGCTGTCAGCCACAACGCACACTGGTTCGACTGGACCGCGACCTCGTTCCGCTTGAAGCGCAACCCGCTGGCCGTGGCCAACGCCATCCCGTGGAGCGAGAACAACCCGCACGCGCTCGCCGGCCTGCACGAGGGCGACCCCTGCGTCGTCTTCGATGAGGCGTCGATCATCAGCCAGAACATCTGGGACACGCTGGAAGGCGCGTTCACTACGCCTGGCGGCATGTGGCTGGTCATCGGCAACCCCACCGAACAGGCGGGCGGCTTCTCCGATTGCTTCGGCGACAAGGCCAAGTATTGGCGGCAGTTCACGGTGGACTCGCGCACCGCGAAGATGGCCGACAAGACCCGCATCAACCAGTGGCTGGAACAGTACGGCGAGGACTCCGACTTCTTCCGCGTCCGCGTGCGCGGGCTGCCGCCTCGAGGTGGTGAGACGCGCCTGTTCACGGTGGACCTGATTGAGAAGGCGCAAAAGCGGGAAATGGAGGAGGAGTGGATCACCGCGGAGGTGCCGCTCGTCATGGGCGTGGATCCCGCGGGCGGTGGCGCGAGCCTGTCGGCGATCGCGCTCCGCCGCGGCCCCCTGGTCAAGCCCGATGGGCTGATTACGTTCTCCGAGCACGACCAGATGCGCGTGGTGTCAGTCATCGCCAGCCACATCAGCCGCTGGCGCCCCGACTATGTGTTCATCGACGCCCACGGTATCGGCAAGCCGATCTACGACCGCCTGCGCGAGCTCGGCTTCAACATGGTCACGGCCGTATACGGCGGCGATCGCGCGCAGCTGATGGACAAGTTCCGCTACTACAACCCGCGCGCCGAGTGGTGGGGGCGCATGGCTGAATGGATGCGCGTCTCGAAGATCCCGCAGCACCCGGAGCTGCGCAAGCAGCTGCTGGCCCAGCCGATGGAAACAAAGAACATGCGCCTGCAGCTCATGGACAAGGCCGACATGCGCAAGCACGGCATTCCTTCGCCTGACGTGGCCGACGCGCTCTCGTACACGTTCGCGGAGCTCGTGGCTTCGCGGCGCGACAAAACCTCGCTTGCCATGGAGGGAGGACTCCCCGATGCGACCTGAAAACTTACTCTCCTGGTTGCTTGCCAAATGGCGGGACTGTGTGACCCTGATTCGAGACTTTTCGGAGGCGATGTGTATGCCACGTGACGCAAGCGGAAACATGACCCTGCCGGCCGGCAACCCGGTCGTTTCGCATTCGACCGCCTCCAGCACGGCGCAGAACCAGACGCTGGCCGACTTGGCCGCGGAGATCCAAGACAGCCTTTCGCGCAGCGGCAAGGGCGGCATGCTGGCGGACCTGGACCTGAACGGGTTTGTCCTGAAGAACGCCAAGACCGGCAGCTTCGCGGCGACGATTGGCGGCGGTTTCTCTGGCGGCAACCCCACCGGCACGATGTACTACATCAAGCTCGGGCCGATCGCCATCATCTATGCGCGCGCCAACATCGTCGGCACCTCGACCGACACGTTGTTCAACATCGGCGGCATCCCCAGCACCATCCTTCCGGCTGCCGCGGTCGCACCGAGCATTGGCACGATGGTCATGGCCTCGGGCATCGTGTCCAACGGCGCAACGCTCCAGCAGGCGCTGGCCGGATACCTGAACCTCCCTGGCGGCGGCGGTGTTGCGGACTTCGGCGGCGCCGCGATCGCTGCAGGCGGCGCCAAGGGCGTTGCCGCCGGCTTCTTCGCGGCATGGCCGCTCTACCCGTGAGGCTGGCTCTGTGTGGAGATCACCCTTACCCGCGATCTGGACGATGGCCGCAGCACTCTTGGCGTGCTGCTGGTCGGTGGCATCCGCTACCAGACCATCGAGCGCCCCTGGCGCGATAACCAGTCGGGGATCTCCTGCGTCCCGCCCGGCCGCTACCGCCTCGAGCGACACAACTCCGAAGCCCACCCGCGTACCTGGGCGCTGGTCAATCCCGATCTGCACGTCGTCCACTGGGAGGACTCGGCGCACCCGGACTGGCGCTCGCTGGTTCTCATTCACGTCGCCAACTACGCGCGCGAGCTCCGCGGCTGCATCGCGCCGGGCCTGTCGCGCGCCACGTTCGAAGACACGTGGCAGCTGGTCAGCAGCCGCCGCGCCATGCAGGCAATACAGGCCGCAGTCTCGTGGACCAACGAACACACGCTACTGATTACGTGAGGAACCGTGATGCCCATTGACCGAGCACTGGCAGCCATCAGCGACGTAGCAGGAGGGCTCGTCCCCGATGAATCTGCGACGCCTCACAAGCAGTACAACTGGCGCCTGCGGATGTGGGCTATGACGTGCGCCAACTTCTTCGCGTGGATAGCCGGCGCTGTGATCGCCTTCGGCTGGATCCCGCCCGTGTCGGCCGGCTTCGCGCGCTCTGAAGACCTGCAGGCGCTGGCGATATCCACCATGTCCACGCAGCTCCTGCAGCTGCGCAAGGACCAATGCAAGGCGGAAACCAGCGAACAGAAGGTGCTGTACTACCGGCTCCTGCAGGAGACGCTGGAGCAATACAGGAAGCTCACCGGCCGCGACTGGCCAATGCCACCCTGCGAAGCCCTGTGATCGACCTCAACCCGTTCAAGCCGTACCTGCGTATCGCTGAATGGGTGGCGGTAGCGGCGCTGGCCGCGTACGCGCTGGACTGGCACCACGGCAAGGTGGAGTCGGTGCGCGAGGCGGAACGCGCCAAGGTGCACGCCGAAATGCAGCCGGCGCTCGATGCGATGAGCAAGGCCGTGACCGACGCGCAAACCCTGCAGGCCCAGGCCGAGGCCGATGCGAGGAAGTACCATGCGGAACTACTGTCGTACGTGGATCGTTCTACTGCTGGCATCGGCAACAGCCTGCAGCACATTGAAAACACAATACGTGCCGGGCAACTGCCCTGCACCGTGGAAGATCCCAGCCGACCTGGCGCGGGAGCCGAAAGCGCCAGCTGCATTGCTCAACTTGCAGAAGGAATCGGAGCGCTTCGAGTCGCTATGGTTGAGGCTGGTGAAGCCTGTAAAGCCGACACCACCGAGCTCGGAACCATCATCGAGCTCGCCAGAAAGAACAACGCCATAGCTAAGTAGGCGTCGCCGACTTCTCTGCCGTTTGAACAGACAAGTCGGCCAGCTCGTCTATCACGCACTTCAACCGATGTTCCACCGCAGCGGCGTACTGGCACTTGGCCTCGTCCAGTCCGCTGTGCGGGGTCCGCACCACGTCGGACCACGCCCCGCAAGCCTCCCGTCGCAGTTCGTGGGCGCGCTCCCGCAATGTCCGATCCAGAAGATCAGGGCGCGGCGTATCAGCGTTCGGCGTCATGGCTTCTCCGACACGGTTGACCCGGAGCGCATGGCGCGTTCGTCGTACCCACGCATCAGGGCGTTCGCAAACCACGCCAGCATCAGCCCCTCGT